CTATAGTGTTAGAACTTTGTGTTTCATAAAACTCAGGAGGCAAAATAATACTAAATTGATTGTTAAATTTATCTTTAGTATAATTACAATATCTTGTAGATTCTCTAGCGAATGAGTTAATATCCGACTCCATTTCTCTAGTCACTTCTCCTTCAATAGTGGGATGGTCTTCATCTATGGCTCTATGTCTAAGAAAAGATTCTCCAGTAACTCTATCACAAGTAAACTGGACAGTGATTCTTTTCTCGTGATATTCTGTAGGTTCACAAATATATTGTAAATCGTCAAGCCAATCATTCTCTACTAGTACTCTAAGATTAGTAGTAACATATAGGTATATACCATCATCATTTGTTACTGAGTAAGGATTATATTCATATTTTTCCAACTTATTAAAATCCTCTTCTTCACCATCTTCAGGATGTATATACCTATTTATGACCTCTGTTTCGCATTTAAGATACACAGTACCATGTTCAAGCATAGCGCCATGACCACTTGCAATCATCCTATCAACAAATGCTTTAGCAGTGCCTTCTGCTATCTTGTCTTCTGACTTATAGCATACTCTACCTGCTCCCTCTATCTGTTTATATACTCCTTCAAGTCCAGAAGGTTGTTCCCGTATCTCAAATGATGGTTTAATCAATTTCATTGTGCCTAAATATTTTACTTATTAATTCCATAATCCTATCTTCTTTCCTGCTAATTCATCAATAAAACAGAATCTAGTTCCGTCCTTCAAGGAACGTATATACTTACTGAAGTGTGCAATTAAAGGAGCACCATTTCTTACCCCAACAACTTGCCCTATCCTATATACTTCTTCACTAGGAGAGTTCTCTGAATCTATTCCAATAAAAAACACAACTTTGTCTTTATATTCAGAACACTTTTTGCAGGCATGGTCAGAAAATCCTACAGCCTTTCCATCTAACTCCTCTACTTCAGAAGCAGCTTTCTTTGTAAGGCGAGTGTTTGCCACAATTACCTCTTCAGCTACTCCTCCGCAGATTGGGCACATGTACTTGACCAAGGAAACTTTAAAATTATCCATTTTCTTTCTTTTTTTTTTAACCGGCAGTCTTTTTCAAGGCCCTTATACCATACTCTCTGACTCCAATTAGTTTGCGTTTATGAAAATTCTCATCGAATAGTTTTTCAGCCTCAGAGATACTGTCGGCCTCTATAAACACTGTATCTTCAAACCCAAGCTTACCAATGTAGCTTATGAGGTAAAGTTTAATTTCTACAAGTTTCATATTCCTTCTCTATATTTCTTACATAAGTAGAGTAAGGCAAGGGCATATGCCTTATTGTAATTACCCTTGCTTGCCTCTTCCATTATTCTATCCTCAAGATTCATGTACTAAGCATTGCTACTATTCCATTCTGACATCTGTTAGCTTCCTCCCATGCTGACTCCAAGTCCTCAAATACCAATACATCACATGTATCAGGGTCTCTTACAAGTTCAATGCTTCCATTAAAATCCTCTATCACTACTGCTCTCATATTTGCTTAAGTTTAGTGCGGTCTTTACAATCTTCACACCAGCAATCATTACTCTCAAGAGTGTCCGTGACCTGCCCAGTATTAGGGTTTATCCATGCTTGCACTTGGATATTAGTGCCACCACATTCACTGCAACAATACTTTGACATACTCAATTATCTACTATACCTTTTCTCATATTACTCTTCTATCACCTCAAAATCATCAACACACCAACCTTTAAGGTCATTGTATTGGTCATTATCAAATTCTCCCTTTACATATTTGTAGGCATCTTGTGGAAGTGTAATTTGCTCTTCTACTGCCCTTTTAAGGTCACATTTAGAGTAGTCTATATCCTCAAAATACTCACCATCCTCGTCCTTTCCAGAGTCAGTTATGCTATAATCGGATACTTTAATCTTAACAGTCTTACTAAGTGTGACACTTACTGTAACCTCAATTTCCCTTTCAGGATTGTCAACCTGATTCCAGGGTGCATCCTCAGTATCTGCACCCGGAGGATAATATCCACTCTCAGTCATTTTTTTTTCTTCTTTTTGAAGTCTGTTACCAAGTTGTTCTCTTTAATTAGTCTTCGAGCAATTACACATTCAAGATTTCTAGGTATGCTAATATGCCTTCCCTTGTCATTTACATAGATAGCATGGTCTCCACTATGTCTGCTATAGCGGAAACCATTAAATTTTACTATCCTTATAAACTCCCTTGATGTATATTGTCTCATCTGCCTATTTTGTTCCTACACCTCTGATGAAGTCTTTGGTAATGTAAAATATGCCAACAACTATCGTAATTATATTAAGGATAGGAAACATAGAAAATATCACATACCCCTCTACTTGGTCATCATCTGTCTTATCGAGAAACTCTACATTATTATAGTACCTTCCTAATAGTGTGCAGACAATGAAAGGTAGAATATAGAAGAGAATTATTATAAATGCTACCATGTCCCAATAAATTTATATGTTTTCTTATAAGCAACTGTAGTTGCATCCTCACCAATGGACTCTTGAAGTGGTACAATAGAGTCTTTATATTCAATACTATACCTAATATCATCCTGAGGTGACAACTTACCAAGACTCCGTAGTTCATCTACAGTACTATTATGAGTCTTTACACATCTCCTAACAAAATCATTCTCATGAGGCTTGAGGGTACCATCTATAACTACATCATAGCACTTCTTGAGGGCAGTGATAATGAATTGCCTTTTCATAGCACTAACCAGCACTTCTCTTTCAGGAGCCTGATGCTTGCCAAGCATGTTCCTAATGTCATCATCACTGAACCTTACCCTATGCTCAGGGTCTTTAAGTACCCATTGCTTAGTCCAATCAGTCTTACCACTACTTCGTGTTCCCCGACATATGATTATCTTTCTTTCTTGCATACTAACATTGTTTGTTATATTATGTTTCTTGCTATTAATAGGTTCCTTACTCCATTCCAATCTACATAGTCTCTATCATCTTCAGGCTCAATTAATGGAATACCCAAAGCTGCATCATCTATGTACAGGTTAGCAAATACTTTGGGAGATGAGGACCATCCATATTGTTCAGGATTCCTGTTAATTCCCCATAGTTCAATGTCATTGTCTATGAACCAACTTATAGCATCATCCAATGTGTCCCCACTCCTCATGGTATATAGGATAATCTTATGCCCCTTTCTTACTAACTCCTTCAAGACAGAAACAGCACCATCCACATCCTCTCCTACCATTGGATACCTATGTTTAACACAAGTTCCATCAAAATCTACTGCTATTATCATAATTGCTCAGCTATTTTCTTGAGTAAATCAGACTTGGAAGTGAACCAAGACTTTCCTATTTCAGAATCCCTTACATCTGTAGCATAACAATTACTCATTGTATTGGATACTTTGTAAGTAGTATGAATTTCTGGAGAATGACTTACATTCTACTCAAAAACACTTTGTATATTCACTACAACTTTCCTCTTAATCTTGAAGTTTTCATCAAGACTGTACAATGCAGTACCAATGTCCAAGATATTTTCTAGTTCTACCTTCATAAACTTTCCTTTCTAAGTAAAAGAAAAGGAAGGGCACTATTCAGTACCCTTCCTAGTTTTATCTAACCACATAACAGTCATTATAGCATAATTTGCGAGGTCAAGAAGAGTATCTTTAACAGATTCATCATTAACCTTTGCTTCCTTATTTGTAAGAGACTCGATTCTATTCATCTTATCTCCCATCCTTACTATTGATGCTACAATGCCAAATTTATCAAGAGACTTGTCAAAGCTATTACCATAGTCATGATTCTTGGCTGCATAAGTCTTAGCCATGTTATTGGTAATCTCAGTGAACCTCTCCACACTTTCAGCCAGTTTAGGTCTACTGCCTAACATTCTGATTCCTTCCTTTACCCCTCTTAAGAGAGAAAGGCCAATTTCTGTCCTACCAGAATCTTTATATGCAGTAATAGCTGCATCCAACCTATCAATGAGGTTCTGATATTCCTTGTTTATTGTTACTTCCATTTCTTCACTTTATTAATTACTTAAATCTCAATGAACCCAACATGATGCAATCTCAGGCACAGCTTTGATAGTTACCTTCTTGCAAAAGATAGATGCTGCATACTCCATACATTCACTTAACTTCTTGGCTTCCTGTTCAGCTATCTCTTCAGGAGGCTCAATTAGATACTCATCATGAACATCATTGGGAATCAGAACTTTAAATATAAGCCCATCATCCACAAGATGATTGAAGTATTTAATGCCAGCTATCTTGGTCATGGCAGCAGCAGTACCCTGTGAAGGGTAATTGCATGATTGACTGTCAGATGCACTTTTTCTTTTCCACAAGTGCTTCATCACTGACACATATACAGTCTCCCTGTTAATGTCAATAAACTTCTCCTCTACCTTACCTGCCTTCTTGACTTTATATGAGTATCTGATAGCTATCTCCTCAATAGGGACTCCTTGAGCAAACTTCTTTGCAATCTCTTGCATGATAGATGGAGGAATCTCGGATATTACTCTGCCACTATCTCTTGCAGCTTTGTATATATCCCAAAAAGAATCTCCCATACTATTCTTTCTTCTCTCTATACCTTTTAGTATAGGGTAGTCATAGATGTATGCCCTTAATCCGGTTATCTTTGAGATTAGGATATAGCCCCTATCCCACATATCCCTCTTTTGTACCTTGAAATAGCTTGCTATACCATTAAATCTCTTGAAGTAGTTATTTTGAATCTCAGTAGCAAAATCCACAGGAATATTACAATTAGCTGCCATTGTAGGAGCCTGGCCATTATAATTGAAACAGAACCTTGCCTTCTTAGCCAAATCCCTAAGGTCTTTTCTCACCTTCTTGACCTGCCCTTCCTCAATACCATCAAGGTCTTTGGGGAAACACATCTTGGCTACAAAGGAATGCCCATCTCTCTCATTAGGGTCATTATAGAATGCAATCCATTCCCTATCATTGGATAGTTCAGTGAACACATGTCCTTCTTGGTCCCCATAATCACAGTCTACCAGCAAGTGACCCTCTTCAGGCACAAATGCTGCCCTTGTCTCCTCTGTGGCTGGAAGCTGCTGGATATTGACACTTTTATCATTTGTCTGTGTAGTGGTATTCTTATCCTCATCCTCTTCTGCAATGTCATCATCTTTTGTCTTGCCCCCTCTACCCTTTCCTCCTGAACCGCAAGATAACCTCCCTGTATCCATCATTTGATTGAATGTTGGATGGATTCTCTGTGTTACTGGATTAATGGCATCAAGGAAATTCTGACCAAAAGATGTCACTACTTTAAAAGCTGCCGAATACTCAAGGTATAAGGGAACAATATCACTTTTATCCTTTTGCATTTCTATATACTTGGACTCTACAGACTCCCTCATCTTACCTGTCTTCTTATCCTTGACCAACAAGTCAAATCCAAGTTCCTTGAATAGCCTGATTACCTGTTTGGAACTACTCCAATCAATAATACATTGAGGTCCTGTATCAAACTCAGAGAATAAGGAGGGTGCAGGGATTGCAACATATACACCCTCTTTGAGCTTGGCAGGCTTGCCCTTTTTATGGGAATCATAATTCCTTTGTATTAGGGAAGGGTCATTCTTGTCTAACACATACTTGATAACCCAATCATTAAGCCTCTGCTCTGCAACCCTTAACCTCTCCTTATCCTTGACCATTTTAGCTTTCCACCTAGATGGGTCAAGTCTAATGCCACAAAATTCAATATATGCAAGGACTCTTACAAACTTGTTCTCTATTTCAAGAGCATTCTGCTGTCCCCTCTGTGCTATTATCTTCATTTGGGCATTCATTATATCCTCAAGATATACTACGTCATTTGCTGCATAGACTATGACTTCCTCTGTTACACCTGCATGTATCTTTCCTCTCACAGTCTTATCCAAATAAACATGCAGGTACCTGTCACAACATGCCTGTAAAGACAGGGATACAATGCCGGGTGGAAATCCAAGGAATAGAATCTTCTCACCTAAATAAGTGTCATAGACATTTCTAATTACAATGTGTTCCTTATACAGCCATCTCAAGTCAAATTTTGCATTGTGGATGATGAACAGCCTATTACTTTCAAGATAGTCCTTGTACTGATTAATATCAACAGTTGTGCAATCTATCACCACTTGGTCTTCCTTATTTCCAAGTTGAAGAAGAAGCAGTCTCCCTGTCCATATCTCAGTCCCTGTAGTCTCAGTATCAAGCCCTACAATACTTAATGGATTCAGTACTTCAAATGACTCCTCTACAGTTATACACTTATACTTAGCACCTGAATACCCACCAAATAATTTCCTCTGTCCAGTAACATAGTATATCATTTCCTAATATAGGCTACCAATGATTTGAAATCAATCACATATTTGTACTTCTGAAAAAACAGGCTTCCCAATATGCCATGTAATTGAACACCTGAATCTTCCTTAACCTGCCTGAATGCACTATCCATATTAAGTATGGTAAAAGTGTCTTCAAAGGAATTATCCTTATACTTGACTTCCATGGTACATGTAGGCATACTTGATTTAACCTCTCCATCTATACCAAAGGTATCCAAGTTTTCAGTGCATTCCTTGTAATCCAAATCTTTGATAACAGACTTGTTGATTATAGAGTTATTGGCTCCTGTATCTAACAGGAAGTTCAATTTCTTTCCATTATTATAGAAAGTTATTATGGGCAACTCCACCAAGTCCATCGACTCTTTGAATGACATATGAGGCTCACCATTCCTTTTATGGTCTTCGACTGCATTGACAATCAAAGCTACAAAAACTACTATAGTAAACGTAATTAATAGTTCCAATATAAACATCTTCCATGCTTTTTTTTTTATTATTTAACTCCGGTAGAACCAAATCCTCCTCTATTCTCTTCTCCCAAATCATCAACCTCTACAAGCTCAATACCAGAGCTAAGCAACCACTTAAGCTTCTGCCATATAGTAGCCTTCTGACTAAGCTGTATCCTAAACTGGCATATCCTATCACCACTATTAATGGTAGTATTCTCCATAGGAGAACATATATAATGCCACTCATCTGCATTGCCACTATAACTGTTGTCTACTATACCCTCTCCATTAGGGATAAACACTTTCAATTTATCAGGAGCACTACTTCTGGAGGCTATTATAGCCTCAAATCCCTTTGGCAGCTTTATTGCTACTCCAAGAGGAATATAATAGGTAGGAATCTCTACATCCCTATGACCTACTCTCTCTCCTTCAATAGTTTTTCTTTTAAGGACATCAGCCTGTGGTGCAGGGATGGTGATATTTATGGCAGACCTCAAATCTATCCAATCACCATTCTCACTAATTACAGGCATACAGCCCCCAGTCAATACTTTTACTTTAATTTTCAGTTTCATGTTTCCAAAATTTATTTGTTATGTCTACCAACTCTCTACCACTGACCTTGTAAAATCTTTGATTGGTAATCCTACTGTTAAGTGGACCAAACTCCTCCTTATAAGGTCCAAGTTTAATGTAGTCAAACCACTGTAACTGTCTTGCTACTATACCAGCAAGTTCCTGTCTGCCACTATACCATGCAACCTTTAAGTTTGTATGAGTTTTTACCCAACTTGCCAAAGCTACTATATGTATAGTGTCCCTATCACCACCCATGAAAGACACACAAGATATTCCCTTGTTATCTTCCAAAAGTTTGCTGAGGACTGTCTTATTCAGTGGATTACCAATATCCTCTGCCAAGTAAGGGCTATGGCAACCCTTACAATGGCATGGACAATTAGAGATATTTATGGCTAAAGTAACTTCATTTGGTACCTCTGCAAAAACTATCTTAGTATCTGCATATTTCAACATAATTTTCCACGTGATGTAATTATTATTGCAAGATACAGTCCTACCAACAATAGTAGTGGAATCCATAAAGGACTTAGGATTAGCCACCATGGCCAACTAATGACACCACATAGCTTCAGAACTACAAGAACCACTGCTACCATACTAATCCATCTTTCCATATACTCTCCTTCCTGCCTCTATCTGTCTGTCTTCACCAAAGCTCTTTATAGGTCTCAGATACCCTATGACCCTTGTGTATTGGGTAATGTTCTTGCTATGGCACTTAGGGCATTCAGTAATAGGATGCTTGGTAATGTAACCACAAGTATCACACTTACTATTAGGAATATTAAATGTGAAGTAGTTAGTTCCATTAGCTATAGCAAAAGCTATAAGCTTGAGATACTGCTCCTTGCTGAGATGGTCTTCAAGATTGATATGGGCTGCACTTCCCCCATCAGTATATTGGTAAGTCTGTCTTCCATGAAGAATGAACTTATCAAGCACTGAGGTATCATCATGTGCATTATAGAAGTATGAGTTATACAGGTTCTCATCTTCTGGGACCCAATAGCCATCTTCCTTATCCCAGTTATAATTCTTTCCTCCTAATCCCTCAGCAGGTACTACCTCAGAATTAAATAGGAATGGCCTGCTTTTATCATGTATAGAATGTATCTTATTCTGTTCTTTAATAGTTCCAAGTACAAGTTGAAGGAATTTGATATATTCCTCATTGTTACTTACCTTAAGTCCCAAGAACCTAGCAGCCTCATTCAGACCATTAATACCTATGGTAGAGTATAATTTGCTGATATGGATATATCCTCCATTTGAAGCTGCAAACATTCCTCTCTCTTCCATTTCATATAACATGGTCTTGAAGGCTATATGATACTTGTAGACTCTTTCGAGAATACTTGTTAGGTACCTCTTGAACTCACTAGAATTAAAACACCCAAAGTCATTACCTCTGACCATACTGTGAAAGTTCTGAATGATTCTATTCATGTTAAGAGTGATTACATTGCAACTACCAGTCATAACACCAGTCAACCCACTTGTAGGGTTGAAGGTATTCTCTGCAAGCTCATTTCTCAATCTACAGCAAGATGCAAGACTATCAGCACTATCTGAAATATAGGTGAAGAAGCTATGACCCTCTGCATACATTTCAGCAGTGAAATCCTTATACTCCTTATCTATAATATCATTGGTCTTTGGGTCATACACCATAGCCATAGTTTCTACAGGGAATGTAAGTATCTGCTTGGTCCTTAACTTATTGAAGAACTTCATAAACAGCCTTTGCAGGCAATCTATTGCCTCCCATTGGGGCTTGGTTCCATCAGGATAATAGAACTCTCCAAACAGAGAATCAAAATATGTGTGGTCATAATAAGATACATTTGTAACATTATGTTCACATAGAGTCGTTAATTCTATGCAGTTCTCTTATGAACTTCTTATAGTTTCCTATAAGTTCAGACTATATCATTACTCAAAAAATGAGTACCCCCAGCTTCCACTCACTTGAGTGTACTTCCATAAAGGAATAGTCGTTGAACCTTACCAATAAATTGGTCTTGGCTGCTGATTGCCATATCTTATGACTTAGGGTTCCAGCAATTCAAGGGGTTTATAGTCCACCTACAACTGACCATGTATTTTATGGTGGCACATAGAACACACTGTTATTAGATTATTAGGATTATTCAGCTCTTTGTCTTTAACAGCAATCTCGTACAATTTATCTGCATCATCTACTGGTGATAATGGATAATTTTGTATAATAATTCTATTAAGAATAGACTTAAATGGAATTAAATGATGTACATGTAGGCTATCTTTACTACCACATATAACACATTGATTGCCATCTCTGCAAAGTATGTCCTTTTTCAGAGAGTCATCACTACAATATTCTCTAATTCTTTGAGATAGTGTAGAAATTCCACCCTTCCAATTAGGATGATTATCTCCTGTCATCAGACCTACCTTGCTTTCTGAATTATTCCTAATTTTAATACCTAAGTTCTTCAGAACTCTATCAATAACACAAGGGTCACAATTATATCTAATACCAAGCTCTTTCTTTGAAAGACCCTCTTTCAAATATAATCTTTCCATGACTTCTTTATTGCTAAAGTCTTTAGGAATTTCTTTGGATTTGAAATTCCATTGTGACTCTGATAGAGTTCTTCTCTCTATAGTATGCTTTTTTAATCTTAACAAGATTGTTCTATGAGAAGTCCCAAACTGTTTTGCTATTTCAGTTGAGGACTTACCTTGTAAATACAAGTCAATAATAGTACTATCATCTAAATCTTTTCTATGTGCAGCCATAATTATAAATTATTTTATGCTGCAAGGATATAAAATTTATTTGAAAGTACCAAATTTCTTAATGGACTTTGATATGACCTATTACCAGCAGGCTGATTTACACCATAGATAAACTGTTTGAATGCTTTATATATGGCATCTCTTACAGTCCTCTGCTTACTGCAATGGTCTGTAGTAGTTACTACATCCAACTTTTCATACCAATTAGGACCAAATTCCTGCACAATGTAATAGTTAAGGGCAATAAAGTATTCACCTACTGCTACTGCCCCCTTACATTGAGAGGATAACAGGAAGATAAGATTAGTTACTTGACCACTAAATGACTGTAAATCATTAGGTGGTGTCGGTGTAATACTATCAATGTTTCCCACACCCTCTGTCATAAGGGGATATAAGCTTACAGCCATGCAATACTGCTTTAATACAGGAGTAGTAGCCTCATCATGTGTATAGATTATATGAGAGTTCAGGTCTTTCTCATACTTTTTGGCCACTTCAGGATACATCTCATTCAGCTTGTCTTTCATTCTTTGCCTTTGTATAACCCTGTTAGTAGTCTTATATACCTCACCTTCAAGGTTGGCAACATTCTTCACAGTCACATTTGCATTAGCATCTGTTTCTGAAGAAGAGGCAGCATTTTCATCAGATTGGCTATACTTATTCATATAGTCAATCCTCTCCTTGATAAACCTAGCCTGTTTGTGCTGTTCCCTATAGATAATATAACTCTTTGCCACGTCAAAGAATCTCTCATTCATGAGAATATCTTCCACATGATTCTGTATCTCCTCAATACCTATCACATCTCCTTCTAGTGTGCCAAATAAGGCATCAATCATTGGCTTTATGTACTGAGGCATCTCCTTATGGCAGGACTCAAATGCCTTTGCAACTGCTGTAGCAATCTTGTCTATATTGAACTCTTCTCTACTTCCATCTCTTTTTACTACTTGCATACTTTTTTTTTTACAAAGTGTTTAACCACCCTTCAAGGTTATTAGATGCTGATAACTCGATGCCAATAGGTACTTTTGGTCTTGAAGTGAGATAATAAGAGAGTTCTCTTCCTATCTCAAAAGGACTCCTCATAATGATTTGACCATCTCTTCCAAACCTAAGTGTACCTTCTGCCTGAGTAAAAGGGCACCTCCACACCAATGGAGTAAGTGTCCTCCTATTGACTACTATAAAGTCATAATCAAGCAACTTAAAACTACTGAAGTACTCATCCTTATCCATATTCTGCCTGATGATAGACCAATATAATCTGGCTTGAATATCATATCTCCAATCCACGAAAGACTTATAGAAATCCCATTCAGTGTGGGAACTTGTCTTCAAATCTACAGGCTTTATCCATTTCTCTTTATGATTGACCATAATCAAGTCAGCCATATTCCTATAGACTATACCATCAAACTCTCCTTTGAATTTAAGCTGATACAGTCTTTCAATATCAGTCTCAAATGGATTCTCTTCAAAATATAACCAAGTAGCTTCACTGGTCTTAAGTGCCTTCACTGCATTACACACATCTTGGTAGGTCTGTGTGTCAAGTATAGTCCTATTACCTGCTACAAATAACAGATTATAGTATTCATATCCCTTTTCCTTAATTGCCCTAGCCCTAGTCTCTGGTCTCCAATTCATTTGATAACCCTGTTTCTCAGTCTCTTTGATAATTCCAGTATCCTGAATACTGTTCAGATTATCACAGGAATCCTTATATTGACTGAACAGGGACTTTACTATCCTCACAATAGAGTCAGGAATTGATGGGTACTCTGCCACCATAAATTCCTTATCAAATTCTGGCTGTCCTCCGGTAATGATGCTATCCACAGCTCTACCAAATGTCAGGGATGGGGTATCCAGCTTATCAAACAGCTTATCTAGGTTATTAAACCCCTCCCTCTCATATCTTGCTATGGTAGAGTAACTTAAGGCAGGGTCTGCCCTATATGTTGCCTCATCCACATCCCAGCTTATTTCCTTTAAAGATTTCATATCTAATAATAAAACTCTTCAAGATTACCTGATGAAGGATAGAGTGCCTCATAATAGGCATCAACCTCTGATTGCAACTTCCTCATTCCCTCAAGGTCAGCCTTCAGATACTTTTCCTTGGTGTTTGCTCTTGCGAGTGCAATCCTTGTCCTAATGATTGATGAGTTAACCAAGGACTGAAGAGACTCAAGGTCTCTGGTATCCAAAAGCCTAAATGCCAAGTTAACATCGTTGCCGGGTAATGAGGGAATTAAATCCTTCATTCTATCTATGGAACTACTCTTGTTCATAATTCTTAATAATTTCTATTGCCTGCAACAACTGTTTCCTAGTATAAACCTCAAAGTATATGGACTTTTCTCCTTTCTCAAGATACCGGTCATTAAGGTACTTTATAAACATCTTTTTCTTAAGATAGAATACATCATTCTCCATTCCCTTAGCCTCTATGTAAACATTAAGGTCATTGTATTTGAAATAGAAATCCGGTGTGTACTGTACATTAATGATTCTTGCTTTCTTCCTGACCAGCATCTTTGATGAGCTGCCACCAATAGTTGCTAATCTCACATCCCTCTGACGGTCAGTTTCTCTATCATAGTACGGGATTTCAGGATGAAACCCTTCCCATATAACAAATGTAATTGGCTCATACTTAGGCTCAAATCCTTGCTCAAGAAGAGTGTTATATACACTCCTCTCAAGCTTTGATTTAAAGGTTATACCTTCAGAGGTACTCTGTGTGGCATTCCTAATCTTCTTATTTACCATCCCTGAACATGTCTTTAAGAACCTCTCTCAGAACCTTGCAAGCAAATTTTGCATCATCTATGGTTCTGAATGCTGCAAAGTTCTTGTAACTCCTGATACGGCTCTTATAGAGTTTGGTGATTCTCCCATCTGTAAGTGAGATTGAATAAATCTCAGGACTATTACTGATGCGGTCTTCATACTTCTTATCCAATTCAATGGCTATCTCCCTCAATACTATGGCAAATGCTGCTGCTGGATAGCAGGAATCAATGGTATTAAGATAATTGCAAGCTTTTGCTGGCTTCCAACCAAATCTCTGTGCAACCTTATTGACATAGAAAGCCAAATCATCCTTTGAAATGTCATCTGCATCCTTCTTTTTCTCACTAAGGGACTCTTTTGTGCAAAGAACTCCTTGTTCAATCAAAACAGGAATGATTTCCTCATCTACTACATAGAGTTTGTCTCCTTTTACAAGGATGTCACCAATGTGTACCTCTTCTCCATTTTTGAGGTACAAACAGTTTCTTTCTGCTTTTTTCATTTCTTTTTTTTTTGTATTAATACTCTTGGTACCAATCTATAGGTACTCCGTAAATCTCCTTAACCTTATTGCTGACATCAGCAAATAGCTGGTGTGGCATCTTAGTACCATTCCTTGCAAAATAGGCAGGATGCTCAACTTCAATAATAAAGTTGGACTTACTATTGATATAAGGCTTGAATGTCTGAGCCTGTTTACCAAATAATACATATACCCCAGCAAGGTTATTCTCCGATATATTTCTCAGCAGTTTAGATATAAAAGGTCTCCACATCATAGTATGTGAACCGACTTTATTCATCTCTACTGTAAGTGCAGAGTTTATCATCAATATCCCTTGTCTTGCCCAACTCTCTAAGGTTTGGTCAAAGGTAATACAATAATGCGGAACTCCAAAATTGATTGCTGCTTCTTTAACAATGTTTAAGGATGGGGATAATTCGCTCTCCTCCACCTCTGCCCTATTGCCAAATAATATACCAGTTGCAACTCCTTTCTGCGGATATGGGTCTTGGCCTACAAATACCGCCTTCAGGCTATTGTAGGGACAAAGCCTGAAAGCTTTGAATATGTCACATTGCTCGGGGCATATCTTCTTTGTAGCATATAATCCTCTCAGATTCTGCATTATTGATATTAGCTCATTCTCATCTATGACATTCATCCAATCACCAAGATACTCTCTTATTCCCATTGCCTCATTACAACATCTACATTATCAGCCAAGAAGTCATTCACATCATCATTAAAGGTGTCTACACTGCTGGGCACAGTGGGCTTGACAATGTTATCAATAGGACCGATTATAACCTCTGGCTTCTGTATCTTTCCATGTAAAGTGATAATGCCGTAATTATACATGACATTAAGTACAGTGAATACAATGCCTTTACTTAGAGGTGATGATGATTCAAAAACCTTTGGACTCACATAGCATTTAGTCTTCTCCTCCTCTGAAAGGTCAATAGTACATAGGAATAAAGGATTCAAATCCTCATCCAAGATTAGTCCTGTACTAGCCCAATATACTGTGCCTGAGAGAATGAACTTCCTTATACCATATTGTCCTGATGAGTTTCTCAGAAGTGAATAAAAAGTTTGTACCTTCATAGGAACTCCTTGCTCATACAAAGGTACTATCACATCTCCATTCTTATCTCTTATAAGACCATTAATATTGCCTACTAGTGGAAAACCTTCATCTTTCCGTACTAATATTCCTACCTTAACACCATTGTCCGTTAATGGAATAGATTCTGAAGAATAAGGAGGTGTTGTCCTGTGTATCGCAAAGATTGTCCGTACCAGTTGCTTAGCGTTTTCTGTCATGACTCAGTCTTTAAATACATAATTTCTGCATTATAAGTTGTAAAGAAGGGTAAATCCCTTTCTATGGGAGGGTTACACTGGTTAGCACAAAAGTTCACGAATAGATTTACCATATATGATGCAATCATATTTGCACAGAATGTGGTCTGCTTGTAAGAACATATTGTCTCATCAGCCTCCTCATCAGAGAATAGGAATTGTGATTCATACCTATTGATATTATACTCATCATCTCCTCTAATGCACAATACTTGAAACTCCTCAGCAGCCAATCTACCATCAATGAACAGGCAGTTTGCCTTTTCCTCACTAGGTTTGCTCTGAACATGATTCTTCCATGCCTGAAAGAAATTCTTTCTGGCTACCATATTGTCAAATCCGCAAATCATTATGTCTGATGCTTTGGTATTTGCGGTAAACCTTTCATTAATACCACATATACCATAATAATTAGCATAATTGGATACCATTTCAGCAAGTGCACCTACCTTTGTCTTTCCTACATCCTCTAATCCATACAATTGGCCACTCATATTAGCCTCATCCACAGTATCATCATCATAGATGAATATGGCCTTGGGCTTTACTCGTGCCAACAGAAATCCTACATAGCTTCCAATCCCACCAATGCCTGCAAGTGTAATGGATTTCTCCCGTATTTTATTATACCAGATAGCTGAACTGAACCTGCTAGTGGTATCATCCATAAGTAATGTGGGGGAATTTATCGGCAGCAGGTTATCTGTTGATTCTTGTTCTGTACTCATAACTTTTCTTTTCTTTCTTAAACTATATAATCTTTCAGGAATTTGATATACCTTTCGATATAAATGTTACTAGGTAACTTTTCTAGCTCATGTATGACATGGCTGGCATAGACTGAGGCCATTTCAGTAATATCAAGACCTTTTCCTTCCAAATCATCATCCTCTATGCTCCACATCAAATACTCAAGGTATGCCTTAGCCCATTCATCAAATCTCCTGAGGGCCTCTTTACCTGCACCAAACCTTTCAGTATACAATGTAGTCATTGCTCCAGACCATCTGCTTGGGTCTATTTTACTCTTGGTAGTCATCAAGATGCTCCCAGTAACTATTTGCAGTACCATTTCCTTGATAGCATCTTTATCAACACTTAAGGTATTGACAGATGGGTCTTCCTGATAGTCAGTTTTCTTATCCTTCTGTATTTTTTGACCATAATACTGTCCAAATACTTTTGTCTTATTGGGTAAATCAACAACAGCCTTATTCCTCAATTCAATTAATCTGCTCTCAATTTCTGAAGACTTATATCTGTTTTCAACCACTACCCTTAGCCTGAAATACTCTATTACTTCGGTATCATCAACATATTCGTCAATTTCTGTCTTATCAGGTTCCCCAAAGAACCCAATGGTTTTCTTCTCAACTACTCTTGTAGACTTTACTTTCCTAGTAACAGCGGCGGAATAATCACCCTTGTTATTGACAATAAGAGATACGAAGTTATTACTGTCTGTACCTTCCTGTTTTAAGGTCTTGACATCCTCACCACTAAAGAAGGTAGCCATGAGATTGTGTGAATGAATCAAGCCCATTTGACAACCTAGAAGTTCCTTCTCACACATATAGGCCACTATATCAGGACTATTACTAAACTCTGTGGTGGCAGCAGAGCCTATATCCATGATATACATATCCTTACACAATATCCTAAGGTCACCTCCTTCAAAGGTTCCCTCATAGGTGTAGAATAATATCCCTGACCATTCCCTACTCCATACCTCCCTACATGCAAACCTTATCTTGTTCTCCAATTCTTCAGGTATCACAAGAGTATAGTCACAGTTCTTGTGGCTCTTCGCTTCCACTATTTTCACATTATTGTTTGTTCTTTCCATATTTGAGATTTATTACTTCAAGTATAACACTTAATATTTCTGAGATAACATCCTCTGACAAGAATAGACTTCGGACACTTGTCTCACTGACAGCTCCGGAGATTCTAAGTTTGATTTCCCTACCTTTGAAAGTGCATATTCGTCTACCTACATGCTCAGATACCCTATCAAGTAACGGCAATGACATATCCATACCATATATATGTCCTTTAGCTGCCACTCCAGATTTCATGTAGTATCTCTTAATATCTTTCACCTGCTCAGCTTCTGCGTTATCAAGTTGATTGTACCAGTTAATAAATTCATTACTTACAAGTATCATACATTCAGCATTTGACATACCCAAAACATATGACCCATTCCTGTAGACAAACTTCAACTTCCTGCTGAGAATCAAATGTCTTACGAAATTTGTTATGAACTTTGGTAGGTTCTGTGCTCTCCTATATCCGATGTAATCTATTCTTTCCGAGGAGCTAGTGATTCTTTCTAGTTTCCTATAAGGTCCTCCTGACAATGACTCTACAGTAACAAACTTGCTTAATTCATAACAGAATAGCATCCACTCCTCATTAGTGCATACCTTACTCCTCAGCATATACGATGTGCCTTGTATAGGTCCTGCGCCCAAACAAGGAGTTTCAAACCTTTCAAAGTCACCAGTAGGTATTCCACATATATGACTGTGCATATAGTCAGAGTAGAATTGGTCCAATGTGTACTCTGCCCTGTTCATTCCAATGGTACTAAGAACCCCGGGTACTGCAAGTCTAACCTTCACATACAGTTCTGTAATGTATACAAAATTTCCATGCTCATTAGTTACCTTTACTCTAGGAAAGTACACTAATATAAATGGGCGTAGTAATGCATCCCAACACCGTGTAATCTCTGTTACACCTTCCTTTATAGACTCTTCAGATAGCTGTCTTACAAATCCGTCTATTGGTGGCTCCACCATTCTCAAATCAACCCTCTCCTCACCAAAGAATTCCTTGAATACATCATATATCCTCAGGATATTCTCCATAAAATACCCCTTTTCCTTGTGCTCTCTTATTATTTCGGGTACACTCTCCCTAGAAACTGCTTCCATATTTGAGAACTCTAAATGTATACAAAATAAAAAAAAATAGGGAAGGAATATAATATTCCTCCCCCTATCTACTCTTAGCCTATCAAGCCCTCAAACATTTCATCTATCTCGCCCTTGGTAAACTCAACGGCTTTCTCCTTTTTGGCCTTAGCTTTAACACCTAAATCCTCAAGTATCATCCCCCTAGCCTTAAAGCTGAGATTTCCTGCATCATACAATGCCTCCACCAGCTTTACAAGGGCTTGTTTTACACCTTTCTCATCTGTATAGCTGACAACCTCCTTACCCTTTTTGACGGGACTTTCCTTAGCAGGACTTTCTTTCTTATCCCTCTTCTCCTCTATCAAGGATACAAGGTCACTGGTCTTGCACTGAGTAAAGTTCTTGCCAAACCTCTTCTGACACTCATCCTGAAGACCCATTGTCTTGATGCAGGTATAAGCCTCCATTCTACTCATGGAAGCCCCAGACTTAATGTTCTTATTTGTGGTGGTTAACATAATTACCAAATTATTGGTAACCTGCCCCTTCCAAGTAATATCATGAGGAAGGATAGAGTCATCAGACTTTAACTCTGTCTTTGACAGCCCCTCAAGGAAGCTCATATTCCTATATGAAATCCCTTCTCTTGTCAAATCACTCTTTAATTCTCTCAATGTAGTTGCATCTGAGAGTATTTCCACTGTTCTGTTTCCTGTAGTACATACTACTGTAATCTTTCTTTTTTCCATGCTTTTTTTTTAATACCAAACTCTGCTTTCTATTCAATCTCAAAGGGCAAATCATCTCTATACTCTTCCCCTCTAGAAGAGGTAAATAAAGGAATGATTATTTTAAGGAACTCTTCCTTTCCCTTGGCCTTGAATAAATCTGAAATATCTTTTCCTTCATCAAAGAATGGTAATACCACATTAGTGAATCCTGTCTCTCTTGAAAGCCTCTCAGCATCTTCTAGGCCGGGCTTATCATTATCCAGACAAATAAATACCTTCTTGAACCTCCTGTTCAATTCACTTATTGCAGTACCACTCATTCTGTATCCCTCACCTTGAATGGCAAGGGAAGGTATCCCTGTGTTAGACCATAGACATAGGGCATCCTTTAATGAGGAACAAATACATATTTGTTCCCCATATTCAGGTACCTTAGTCCATAGGCTTACCACAGAGCTGTCATGCTTGTTACTCCACTTATACCTGCCCTTATTAAAGGGTTGGTATATCTTTAGCGTAACTTTTCCTTCCTTATGTTCAACATAGGCATAGGCATATTTATCAGCTACAAACACATATCTATGACCATCTTTGAGGACAATTTTATGGGATATGGGGTAAACCTCTGCATATTTGAGCCATTCAACACTAATGCCATAAGACTCCCAATATTCTATATCATGTTTCCTCCATTCCCTAATCTTGCATTGTAGGTCTGAGTTGCTGTTATGACTGTTCATATCATTTACAACACATGGTGTATATGTTTGAATATTGCAATTACCCAAAGAAAACCTTTCCATATCCTTCCTGATTCTTGATAAGACCTCACTATAACTACAGCTCCACATATGACCAAGGAGGTCAAAGATTCCTCCCCTGTCTCCTGTAGACAAATCTGTATAATATATCCTTTCCCCATTGGGGGAATAGAGACCAAAGGAAGGTCTTCTATCCCTTCTTAATGGGGAATTTATAATAGTGGGTACTTCTGTAACACCCAAATAATATGATAAAATATCTGCTTCTGTTACTCTATCCAAGATTTCCTTCAAACTCACAGAATCCTTGCCCTTGCTGAATGCCATGCTTTTTTTTTTAACAGTTACACTTACTTGCTCAAATCCCAAGGGGACGGTGCTGAGTCAGTAGCACCCGGAAAGGGTAAAGCACCTGTACCTGACTGACTGAGGTCAGTAGAATCTACCTTATACTCCTTCAAGTCATCAACTATAAACTCGGTGTTGGCAAATGCCCCTTGTTGCTTCCTTTCCTGTAAATCCTGGTCAAGCCTACTGTAATCCCTAACATGATTCTTCAGAAACATGCTGGTATACACAGTCTGATATTGCTTGTTATCGTCTGTGGTTCTTACTCCAAACAAAACCTTGACCTTATTAGAAGGCTGATATGAGATTACATCCTTCAACTCACTGAAGTCTCCCTTGAAATAGTCCTCAATACTTTCAAGTCTGGCTTCACAGTCCTGCGGATTATCAACCATAACCCAAGTATTGTTGACATACTTCATTACATCAGGAATATTAAGATATGCCTTAAGGAACTTAGTCAATTCCTCTTCTCCAAAGTATGCAGGTCTATAGTCCTTGTCTATATTGGCATTATAGACACTGCCATCCTTCTTAGTAAGTACAGTAGCATGTGCCTTGGCCTCTTCAATAGTAGGCCATGCAGTCCTTCCATACTTATCAATCACCTGAATCTTGCTGCTGTCTTTGCTATACCTGTACTCTTGTCTGACAAAGAGTGATACCTTGGTTGTAGTGTCAATTCCATTGCACTTTTCAGGGTCAGTCTTGACAATAAAATCAATCCTCACATTCTTTACCTTGTGCTTGTCTTCTCCTACCTCAACCTCTCCTACATACTCAGGTTCTTTTTCAAGCTGGGTCATGTACAGCTCCTCAAGCTTCTTCTTATCAGGATTGACTGCCAATACAAACACCGAGCCTACTCCTATGAATCTCTTTATCTCTAAGCCTTCAGTAGATACAGAACCTTTACTGATTGCCATAAAACTAATTGATTTGTTATCTTTCATATTCATAAAGATTAATCTTCTTCTTCTTTCTCTTCTTTCTTCTCTTTTCTCTTTAGTATTGTGTAGCCAAGGGAGTATACCCAGTATCATCCATTACTGTTGTATCACTAGTTGGTAACTCAGCGCATACTGGGTCATCCTGCTGTACTGAGCCTACAGCAATATCATGAGCAGCATTAAAGTCAATTTCATATACCCTGTCTTCCTCATTGAATGATACCACTCCAGCTTTAGGTTCATATTTGGTAACCTTTACAGGCTTACCTTCCTTATCAACCTTGCCTGTATCTTCAACCCTCTTGACAATCAGGTCTTCACTTGTAAATCCTCCTGTCAAGGCTTTGATTCCCATCTCATGTCCTTCAATCTCCTTGGTCAGGTCTTCATACTCCTTGCTGAGTTCCTGCATCTTCGCAGAGATTTTATCCCTTTTTGCCACTGCAAAGCTTACATTCTGTGCTACTCTTTTTACAGCAGCAAACTGTCTTACTGTTAATGTCTTATTCATACTTTTCTTGCTAAAATAAAAAAAAAATACTTAAATACTTGTTACTAAAGTATCTGTAATAATTGTCCTAATCCTCCAGACTTCTGTAATATATCAGGCTTATCCCACAGCTTGTATATTGTGAATTTCCTTTCATAATAGTCTAGGGCTGTTATAAAACATGCTGCCAATTGTGCACTACTTAATAACTTGGTAACAAACAGGGTAGTCTCATAGTAAGGCTTGCCCTGTTCTATACAGTATTGCATCAATACCATACTGATGTCACCTGTAGTAATACTATTATTAGCAACTAACCTTGATATTCTTACAGTCTCATCCCTATCCATAAACTTCTCTTAACTTGTCTACAACAATAGACAAATCATTGGGAATCTCATCAGGAAGGCCATCTAATGCGCCAAGACTATCCTTAGCAGGATATTCCCCATCAAACTCTTTCACATAATGCTTGATAGGTTTCTTGTTTTCTGCATCATAACCTACCTTACCAAAGAGGATAATATCAAACTTTCCTTCAGGTGTTATGTAGTCATCCACCATCTTTCCAGTGGTCTTGAATTTATAGGATATTGAATCACCATTCTTATCCTTGTACTCTTCATAATGAGCACAACAAATGATATTCTTATCCTCAGGAAGTCCCTTGAAAGCATCAAAGATGAGACCCATCCCATAACCAATCTGCTTGGGAGTATCCCATCCACCTTTCATGGCATTTGCCATGTAGAAATCCTGTGCAAGATAATTCATATCATCTATAAGGATATTCTTGTAAGGTGACTTCTTCAACATGTTGACGATTTCTGCCACTGCTGCAAACCTGTCAAGACCTGTGAGACAATCCACCTGTACCCTATTACCTGTAGCCAATGCTCCGGCATTAGATAATTTCTGTGTAGGTTTGCCTACATTCTCCACACCTATACTACCTTCAATCAGCTTGAAGTCAGGGTTGGGAACACCCCTACCAATACACTGGATAATATAGGTCTCTTTTGGGTTAAGACCCTTTATTCCCAGCTTGATTCTACCACAATAAGAAGTAGTTTTTCCAAATCCACTCTTTGCAAGAACTAATATCTTTGCCATTACTTCTCCTTTTATGTTTATTTTGTTGATATACGAAAAAGGGATGCAAACTTATGAAATATTTTATGTTTATACAACCCCTTATCTATTTTACTTGTTGTGTAACTAAAGAAAGACTTAGCAGGGCTGCTCCTTATGGATTCCAGATAACTGTACACTTTCTGCAATTCTTCCCTGTCATTAGGTCTTGGAAGTTCATTGAATTGGCACACAGCTCCATCAAAGAATAAAGGACATAGTCCTCCCATCTCACCATCTCTATTGACTATCATCTCCAAGAATCTTATGTTATCCTTGAACTTTGATATGTCATATCCCTCATACTCCTTTAAAGCAAACCTATAGGGTGAGAACAGGCCAAGAACCACATTACTGTCTCTTGAAGTGTATTTGCTATCTCCTAATCCTGCAACTGAAGGTCTTACCCTGCCTATCTTGAATGCCTCATTACCTTCTTGGTCAAAAGCCTGCTGCTGGATTATCACAGGAGAGTAGTAATACCTGTTCCTCAAATACTTTGCACAATACTCACTAAGCTTATCCATAGATTGCTTTAGAGTCATTCCCCTCTCAGTATCTATGAGGTTGATGGTATCTATCACAATCAATCTGTACTCATTAGGATTATCCTGCTCATATCTGTCAAACACCTCCTTACTCCTCACTACTCCAAACTCATCCTTGTATTTACCCTCCTTATAATAAGTCTTGCCATGCTCTTCTGCATATCTTACACAGAACTTATATATACCAGTGGGATTACAGGCTTCATCAGGAAACACTACATGCTCTTCAAAGTACCTGATTATGTCCTGCACCTCATCAGATGCAATCAAATCAAGTATCTCTTGTGACACTGCCTTTGTAGTACTCCTCAAATCTCTAGGACTTACTCTTACCTTGCCACCACTAAGCTCAAAGAGCAACCAAGATATAAACCTTTGCAATATCCTTTCAGGAGTTTCCTCCAAAGGGAAATACAATATCTTTATATCTATATCCGCCTTTGTGTAATAGCAAAACATAAGAGGCTTATAAATGAAGGTGTAGGACACAAACTGTGACTTGCCCCCTTTGGTAAATGAGGTCACAGTATAATAGCATGACTGCTCTATACCTATGAAGTCACCAGCAAACCTCTTGAATGGAGAACTGATGCAATTCAGTTGACCATTGAGAATCCTTTGCCTTCTAATCCTCAGATTATCCAGTACTCGCTCTCTTAATGTAATCATTTTAATGTAGAAGTCCAATCATTTCTTAAATTCTCTTCCTGACCAGCATTCTCGATATAGTTAATTAGCTCCGATTCTCCCTCAACCTCACCAGCAGCACCAACTTTCTCTTTGAAGATGAAATACTTTAGCAATCTCATATATGTATAGTTACCATTGAACCCTTCCACATATTTACTTGCTGCCTTAATGATTTGCTCATCAGTGTAAGTGTTTCCATACTTTTTGAAGAACAACTTCAACCTTCGCATAATCAATGCCACTCCATCTGCCCAATAATAATTGGTACCGTCCTTCTTGCCTTTTGGGAATATCTCCTTCAGTTCTTTGGCCAATCGAGATAGCCTCTCATTAGGCTCCTGCTTCTCACTGGATTCCATAATTATGGAGTCCAACAATTCCTTGCCCTTGCCAGTAAGCCTCCACTCATTCTCTTGGAATAATCCATAAGATGCGGCTGTTATATATCCTTCCTTAGTCAGGTTACTTCTAGCTGTTTCGAGGTCTGCCTTATTATGGATGAGTAGGAGAAGCAATGCCTCTCCTATACCCACTCCATTCTTTTGGCAACCTTTCTCACTAAGACATATCATGGCAACAGTTTCTTTAGATGCCACGTTTCTATGTCCATGGCAACATCACATGTATTACTTAAGGTGTGACATGATAATACTCTTTCAGCCAAGTCATTACCCAGAGTTTTCCATACATTCCTTGCAACCTTGAACATCTTTATCTTAGCCCTGCATTCAGCTATCCTACGGCCAACTGTCTCATCAAAGGTATCATCACTACTACATCTGGCTTTTCCCCTACAAACTAGAGTATCCCCCATTGATACAGCCTCTTTTGCCATTCTCCCGGGTATATCCATTATATTAGGAATTGCCTCGCTACCAAGCAGTTGTAACGTGAAGAGCAATTCACATACCACCACTTTGTTCTTTTCATCTACTTTAAACTCCTTCTTGATAATTCTAACTCTATTTTTCATAATTCTATTTCGTTAATGCTTGAAATACTTTTTACAGACTCTACATTATACTCCTCAATTATCTTAGCCACTAACTCCTGTTCCCTTGTATCCACAAAGTAAGGTATTATCACAATAGGGAATTCATGCCTAAGGATTCTGCCTATCCTTTGTTTTGTTATAATCTCCGAGCTATTCAAATTGCAGAATATTCCCACTCTACAGTTAGTCAGATTTACTCCTTCATTAAGAATATTGCATGCAGATATATGTTTTATCTCATTCCTGTTAAACAGTTCCAAGTTCTTCTCCGAGTCCCTGTTCTTGGAAGTTATATTATGCCTGCATATTCTCTCTGACTGTTCTATACTACTGCAAAATGTCAATACCTTATAATTCCTAAGCTTGACTAGAAGAGATAATACAAGAGGTTCCTTTTGTTCAGAGCACCACTTCAGTCTTTTACCTGCTGTAGAGAGCCATAAGTTCTTTATTCTCTCATTTCTTGAGTTAAAGTATTTATTCTTGTACCACTCTATAAGTGAAGAGACACTATCATAATAGCCTTTCTGGGTAGTAATTATGTCACGCCCAAACTTCCTAGATTTATAAACATACCTTGTAGTATCCAAATATAAGGGTAACAAGTATACTGTAGGTTCAGGTAATACATTATCCTTTACAGCTTCCTTAAGACCACACTTGATAACCTCAGCATTATGTCTATACAGGAAATAATCTCTGGTATTTCCCTTGATGGTAGCAGACAATCCAATGAATGACTCATTGATATTAATGGTCTCAAGGATTTCCAACCTTGCATCAGAAAGGTGCTGCATTTCATCAGCAACCACTATATCAAAGTCTGTTTTCCTGTACTTCTTCATGGACTCATAACACTCAAGGGTTATACAGTCAGACATGATTCCTCCCCACATCTCAATCTCATCTCTCCAAGTTTTCTTGTGTACAGTCTTGGCTACCAGAATGAGTATAGTGGCAGGTCTTCCTTTAATTTTGGACACTCTATCACATATATGGTTAATAAGACCTATTGCTACCTTGGTCTTACCCATTCCGGTAATAAGTTCCAAGATAAGGTATTTAGTTTTATCAATCTTTGACAAAGCTAACTCTTGTGCTTCTTCTCTAGTCATTGCTCAATTTCTCTTTACTATTTCATACTTTCTAACATAGTAGCTTCTTGATTTTCAGTAGGCATTTTGTGATAATGTTACCTCCATCCAATGAAAATACTATGGCTTCGTTGTCAAGTTCACACCAATACTCCTCTAATGAGAATATGAAATAAAATATAATAAAGATTCCAAATAGAGTTACATTAAGCCAAGGAACAATGCCCAATAGAACAATGACCAAGATTGCCCATAGAGGTACTCCTATCTTATATGTCTCTACTATTTGCATCTCTCCATTTATCCTACGATACTTTTCAACATTTGTATCTGTCAAGATGCAAATAGTGAAAAGTATGATAAGAATTGATATAATCCACATCACTTGCTAATATCTTTAAAGATTGTAGGAACCTGACCATATACAGGTAACTATATAGTAATCTTGTTGTCTAACTCAGAGGATAAAGGAAATATATTTTTTCTCTCCCTTCTTACTACCTCTTGAGCCTCCTCTAAGGTATTATATCTACCAGAGGAATGACCCCCAATTCTTACCCTATATTTACCATCCTCTATGGTGATGTTCCTACATTTAGTAGTACTATTCAGAGTAATAGAAACATTTTGAGCATTCTGCTCTTTGCTAACCTCTCTAAGATTATTTCTAACATTATTTAAGGTATTATGGTCAATATGGTCTACAACATTTTCAGGATTAGATTTCTCAAATATAAGATTATGAAGCCATATTTGCTTCCTAACCTTATTAATTTGAATTTTAGTCTTAACTCCATCAATATGCCCACTTGTATTCCTATTGATATGCCAAGTTCCTCTTATTAAAGCTGCCTTAGGTAAATCAACTTTGTCTATATAACATAATAGTCGAGTTCCTTTATAGATAATCTCTAAAGCTACTACATTGTCATCTATTTCTACCACTCTGTTTTTCATACTATTTTCTTATTTTACTTAAATCCAAAAATGTAGAAGTATTCCCACCAGTGATTACTGTTGGTACAGTCCCATCCCATTTCTCAATCCACATCTTCTCAAGAATTGCAGGAGTAAGAGCCTGCTGTCTCAACTCATTGGCTTTCTTCTCTGCCTCAGCAGCTACAATAAGTTTTTCAGCTTGTGCTTTAGCTACTGCAACTTCATTGGCCACTCTTTGTGCATCCTGTATTGCCTTGTTCTTTAGGTTTACAGACTCTACAATAGTCTGAGGATATTTGAGACCAGAGGTTAGCTGCTCCAGTTGAAAGTTCTCTTTGGCAAGTGCTTGAGCCAAGTACCTTTCAATAGCATTCTCAATACTGTCCCTTTTACTTACAATATCATCTGTGGTAAACTTGTTTAATTGGATTCTAAAAGCGTCCTTTACATAATTATATAGTGTACCACTAATGACTTCACTTAATTCCTTCCTGTATTTCTTGAAGACAGCAGGTGATTTACCATCAATAATCTTCAATGAAACAGTGGGGTCTACAGTGAACTCTGAACCATCCTTTGCATTGATTGTAAATGGTTCATAGTCAATAGTCTGTACATAAGTAGGATACTCATATACTGTGGTAGTCCAAGGATTGTACCATACAATACCAGTTACCAAAGAAGCATCATCCACTCCCTTATCACTGCCATACAGATTCACCTTGATGCCTTCACAACCTGCATCTACCTTCTCCATACATGATGTCATTGAGAACACCATAAACAAGGACAGAAGTCCCAAAATCAATTTACTTTTCATGTTCTCTTTCTAATTTAATTGCTGTTAAACACTTTGTTCTGACTGATAGATATAATGTTGCCACTACCATAAAGAATCCTATCACATTCTCAATGGTATTAGGTGCTGAAATCATTTCAAGTCCTAAGGTTATTAGGATAATGAAGATTACAAACCATACAGCAACTTTTACTACTACTTTACCCATAATCTACTTTCTTCATGCTTTTTTTTTTGTTAAACTTATATTTACTTAATCAATAGGTTGTAAAAAAAAAGAAAGGTAAGGATATTGTTAGTATCCTTACCTTTACTATGAAAATATTTCTTACCTAGTCTCCAAATATCTGATAAGAATATGAAGTACCACCAAGATGCTCTACTGTCCTCTTCAAGTGGACCTCAAGCCTTTCTTTTTTATTCATTGTAGACCATTCTCTTGGCTTGAAACATGGAGGACAAGAATCCTTGCTAATCATGTACTCATAAGCCTCCTTACTCATGTTGATAGTCTGAGTAGCCGGCTTACATTTTCTAGTGTGGAAAGTGATAATCTCGGGATTTTTCCCATCCTTATCAGTTATCCTCACAGAGCCTTTGGTCATCTTGTCCAAATCTTCAGTTTGGACATAGATGGTCTTTTTGAATACTTTACCGGATTTGGTTTTTCTCTCAATGACTTTTCGAGTTGTTTTAAGGCACTCTTCCTTGCTGAACATTGTACTTCCTTGAAGTTCAATACTCAGACTTAGTTTGATTTCACTCATTATTTTTCTTATTTTAAACCTCCGAAGGTTTGTGCTACTACTTCAAGGGTAATACCCTCTCTCATTTTATCACAAATTACTTTCTGTAACAGTAAAGGAAGTTCTGACATCAAGGCTGTGATTACCATGCCCTTAGATTGGTCATCCTTTAGCCTGCTAAGCTCAATCAGACAGTTGTCCAGTACATCCTCTGCACAACTGTCTCCCGTTGCTTTCCCAATCCCGATGACTGCTTCCCTGAACCTTTGTCTTGTTTTCAATGACATGTTTGCTCCCAGTACCTTCTCTACTTTCTCTTTCAGGCCCTCTTTTTGTCTTTCTTGTTCCATCACTTTTTTTTTTGTAAAACAATATGTGTTAAATACCACTACTATTATCATATTTACACTCTATGCAGATGTATCCTTCTGGATTGTAAGTACCACACTTAGGGCATTCCCATATATTCCTTACATCCCAGTTCTGAATATACCCTTTGAGTTTTAGTAAATGATTATACTCCTCTACAGGAATAGTTATAGTTTCCTCTTCCATTTCCAGTGTGTGTCTAATCAATTAAATAAAGAAGGCCTATATTCACATACCAGCCTTCTGTAGCAATATTACTATTGCCCAAACTAAAAACCAATCTTACTTATGCAAACAAAAACTATACCCTTATATGAGTAATATCTTAAAAGGCGGTCTCTTCCCGCCAGCCAAATAAACAAAACCTTTATTGAATCTAAGAAAGGTATAAGACTTTTTTTTTCCTTCCATCCATCCTATATTAGCCCTATATTAATCCTATCCTTCATGGGTGCCTTGTATTATTATAATTCCCTGCGTGCTCCTAACAAGACTCGAACTTGTATCCCAGACTTAGGAGGTCTATGTTCTATCCTTTGAACTATAGGAGCATATATTACCTATCTTCACAGACCAGTAACATGAATTTCATTCTATTTATGGATATTTTACGAAGTGGATACACTAATTCTTTTCATGACTTATTTCTCCTCTTTTTGACTCTGATTAGGCATGAATGGGAAGCTCATCTGGTTATTTCCCATCATCTGCATCATCAGCATTGTTTCTATCATTGAATTATTTCCACCTTTGTCCATCATAGCCATCATAAACATAGGATTCATCTGACCATCATTGCTACCCTGCATCATTTGTAGTATCATGAGGTCTTTCATATCTATGCCATCTTCTGCCATAGCCAGTATCATAGGATTGACTCCATTTACCTGTATATTACTGAATATGTTAATGACTACTTTGATGAATGATTGGCCAAGCATGAAATCCTTGATTTCTTTCTTGTTCTGCATGTAGCCGGAATATGATAAACAAGACAAACTGCCATTTGTGTTCTTCTTCACAACCTTTGAGTAGCTGTTATTAACCTTGACTACATCTCCAATCTTTACTTGAGCATAGGATTTGTTCACCAAGTATACAGGAACACTTATGCACATCTCTTCAGGATAGCTGATGAGATTATTATCATTGTCAATACCTACATACTCACTATTCATGGGCACACAGATATTTCCGTCCATGGATACTTTCAATGTGTTGTCCTTTTCAGGAATAAACTGTGATTTGTATTTCTCAATAAAGCTGCTGAATATAGATTTCTTTTCCATTTTACTTGAATTTTGATTGTTGTTTAACTGTCCTACCTTAATATTATTAATGGTGCTAATAATAATGCGTTTTAGAGGAATGCCATTCACTACAGTATCTGCTAAACTCTCACAGGGAGATATTGAAACTACCTGCATTGGAGTGCTATACATTGGTGAATCTATTAGGTCATCTATTTTCACCTCGGAATAATCACACAAGAAGGCATATTTCTTTAAATTAGCACCTATAATCTGCCAGGATGTGAGGTACTCTCTGGTGTAGACTACATAAATTATTCGTGTCATATTTTATTTATCTAATCTTTTGATTGTAAATACTCCATATTTAAAGGACTTCTTGAGAGCAAATTGTAATGCGCTCCCAATAGTCCTTGTACATATGTATTTTCTAACTCTTGAAGGCTTATAGAATGTCACAAGATACTTGTGCTTTCTTTTGAAAATAGAATTGATATTCATTTCTTTCTTTTGTATTTGTAGAACTCTTTCCTAGCTTCTTTGCCATTCCTATAATTAGTTGTAGTGATTTTGCCTGTAATAGATATTATACTTATACTGTATTAGAATGCATGCTGGCCACCAAGTATTATTTCTCTCCCATAGTTGTCTACTATAATCTCTCTAATGAGACAATCACAGTTTTCTTTGTGATATGTATGTTTTCTTGCCATAGCTTAATCATCATAAGGTCTGATAAAAGTATATACATATACGCCAAGCTCTTCATTGTACTTAAACTCATGATAGGTATGCAAAGCATTTTCCATTGAAGGCTGCTGGTCATTCCACATCTCCCATTCTCCTCTTTCCCAAGAGCCGTCATTCATAATAGATTTTATGGCATTGTGGGCACGAAGATAGTTCTTATCATTAGTCTTAATGTGATACACATGTCTCTGTGTGTAATCTTTTTGAGACAACTCTGGCTTATACTCTATCTTATAAAGTATGCCATTATAACATGATATTTTATTCATTTGATTGTAAATTATTGTGTAAACTTATTACCAACTATGGTCTATATATGTTGCCCCATTTATGTAAACATATCTATCATCAAAAGTAAATTCTTTGGTGAATTCTCTGGGATTTTCTTTTGTCTGTGACCCATATTTGTTATTTATTTCCTTACTCATAACAGGTAAAATTTAATTGTTTGCTAATTTTTCAAGGATGAATGGTTATTGTACACAGTAAAAACAACTATGTATTACTCCATTTGTTACTTTTCTAATGTGAGGATAATGGTCTTACTGAAAGGGGTTTATTTGATAAATCTTACCATCTGCCTATTCTCTTATCTTATTCTATATCACCATGTTAGACTTAGTAAGAGTATTACTTATTGTAAATATTGCTTACTACATAATATGAGATGTAGCATATCTAAGAAGTTATACTAAGAGGTAACTAATTCCTACTTGTATACTTTTACACAACAAATACTATTAATGTTTAAGTGATAAACCTATTAATGTCTAAATGATAAGATAAGAAATAAGAAAAGGGTAAGCAGGCACTTCTGCCTGCTAACCCTTGATACTTTAGAAAGTTGCCAATACAGGTGCTCCACCTTGGCCTTCCTCATGAAGAAGCCAGAATTTGTCACCATCAGGAGTAGTAACATTGCTGACCATAGGATTATGAGGAATACCTTTGGCTGCTACAGCTCCAGTCTTTGCACCATAGGCAAAGAATAACTTGCCTGTCTTGGGATTCTTTTTAACACTCAGTTTATCTACATGCATTACTGCTTTAAACTGCTCAACTGTCAATGTGTCATTGAATACTAAATTTCTTTCCATAATGTAATTTGTTAATTGTTAATAATGTGAATTTTTAACCTAAGGGGGTAGGACCCCCATGGGCTAAGTGATGGGGGAGGTGAGGTTGGTGTTACCACCCCTCATAGAAATATCACAAAAAAAAATATTATAAAAAAAAAATTATTCTAAAAAAAAAATTATTCTAAATTATTGTTATATATTTGCATATATCAGATTTTTTACTTACCTTTGCAGTTGTGTTGGAGTAGCAAGTACTTCAGGATAGAGAATCATCAACTCTTAAAAGCATAGATGACCCCTTATAATCAGGAGTTTACTTGGGCACAGCAGCTTAGGAAAGTAAAGGATACTAAGAAGGCTACAGGCAAGTGCCCCACTTGAAGAGGATTACAAATAAGTATTTAGCCGAGCTTTAGGCCAAGTCTTCAAGGGTGGTGTAAAAGACTACAGAGATAACACAGAGTGAGAACTAATAATATATAAACGGGGTAAAAGACTGATTATAAGGATGCAAGCCATAATGCTGGCAGGGTCTCTTTATATTTTAAGAAAAGGTTTGATAATTCTAGATTCTGTTGGAATAAAGGGTAATAGGATAGAATTACAAATAATAAAAATGGGAAATTTATTAATAGGAACACATAATAGTGCCACAGGTGAGAAGGGCAAAGGAATATTAAGTTGGTTAGTTACTCCCTTCTCTAAGACACAGTCAAAAACTATAGAAGAGCAATATAATGCAGGTTGCACAATGTTTGATATAAGATTTAAACAAGATAAGGATAAAGTTGTTATATGTAAGCATGGCCTTTGGTCATCAAAGAGAACTTTAGAATCTATATTAAACCAAATAAATAATTATGGAAACTGTTTAGTATCCTTAACATATGAGGGCAAATCTAATACCTTCCTACAGCACCAATCTCTCATAGGATACTATGAATATATAAAAAAGAAATACCCTAATATAACTTGGCAATATTTAGCAGTAAAATATGGTAAAAATTCCCAAGGAATTAAATGTAGATATGATATGCTGAAAGTAGACTTGTCTATAAAGACAGTACAAGGTTTTCTACCTCTAGATGGCAGAAGTTGGCATACTTACCTACCAATACCTTGGTTATTTAAAAAAATATATAATGATACTCCAACATTTAATAATGAATATTATACTTACGTAGATTTTTTATGAGAATAACTAAAGAATTATTAAAGGAGAAACTGTTAAGATGGGTGTGGAAATTTCCACAAAGTTTTGTTGCATTATGCTTAGAGGGTGTAATATGTTCATATTCTATACAGAAAGGCATAGATAGCAGAATTTTTATTATCAATACATTATTACCCTCCTCTATATCTTTAGGAGATTTTATATTTATACGCCCACATTCTTCTGAGAAATCCATTAAACATGAGTTAGGACATAGTAAACAGTCTGATATACTAGGCCCCTTATACCTAATAATAATAGGCATTCCATCATTACTAAATAATATATCTCTTCACTTATGTAGAAAAGTTGGAATTAAATGGGATTATTATAAATTCTACACAGAAAGGTGGGCTAATAGGTTAGCAGGAATTACTTAGAAGTATATAAATAAAGAATAATTTAACCCTCTTTACTCCTTCAAGACAAGAAAATGATACTTTGGGTTTAAAATAATTGGGAAAAAGTTTGGTTATTTGAAAAATAATACTTACCTTTGCAGTGTCAAAGAGAAGAAGATAAGAAATGTGTTTTAGGATTAAAGAAGTACTACCTTTTTTTCTTGATAATCTATTCATACTTGCGTATTTCTAACATAAAGGTAGTACTTCTTTTTCTTTATTTTGTCTTGTGGTGTAAAGGTAACACATGGGTCTTTGGTCCCCACATTGTAGGTTCGAGTCCTGCCAAGACAACAAGAAGATGCCCTCTTAGTACAAAGGACAGTACATAAGTCTTCTAAACTTAGAATATAGGTTCGATTCCTATAGGGGGTACTTGTTATGGGGATGTAGACTATGGGTTAGGTCATAGCCCTTTCAAGGCTAAGGATAAGGTTCAAATCCTTACTTCCCTACTAATAGATTATGTGGTGTAGTGGTCTACATATCACACTGTCAATGTGAAGGCTAGGGTTCAATTCCCTCATAATCTGCCCCGTTTATAAGAAAGTCCTATATCACAGCGGTGATTAGGCAAATGGAAAGGTAACTGAATGGGATTCAGCCTAGTCTTGAAAACTAAGGGAACAGTAAAATGTTTGGGGGTCGGGACCTCATCTTTCCGCATGAATAGCAAAAGAATAGGTAATATGGGAGAAGCTAAAGCTTTAGCTAAATTTGTAGAATTAGGTATCCCTGTTTATATACCATTTGGTGACAATGAATCAGCAGACTTAATAGCTGAATTTAATGGTAAACTAAACAAGATACAATGTAAAACTACTGCTGCTATAAGTGAGCAATCCATAATAACTTGGAACCTTAGGTCAATAGTAGTAACCACTGGAAACAGATATAAAGTACATAATTATACTGATAAGGAGGTAGATTATTTTGTACTGTATCATAGTGTATTGGATTTATTATTAATAGTACCATTCAGTGAAATAAGTAATAAATCTTCAATATCATTTACATATCCATTTAGAGTGGTCAAAACAGCTACAAATCAAAGAGATTATAGAGATTACTTATTTGATAAGAGCAATATGGAGAGTAAATTGCTGAGGTAGCAATCCCCTCTGCTAAAGGGTGAGTACAATAAAATGTATGTGCTTCGAGTACACTGCTCTCCGCTAAATAATAAAAAAAAATAGGGAATTAGTCCAGTCAGGTTAGGGCGCTACATTTGGGATGTAGAAGTCGAGAGTTCGAATCTCTCATTCCCTACTAATCATTAATGGGGAGGTAGCATAAATGGATAATGCGCTAGATTTGCACTCTGGAAGATTGGGTTCGAGTCCCACCTGCTCCACATTGTTTTCTTGTTTTTCATAATACTAAGCTTTGCTTGGACCCTCTTTTGGGTAGTTAGAGGTTAAAGAAACTGCCCTATCAATGCTCCTTAGTTCAGTGGTTCAGAATAGTTCCCTTACAAGGAAAAGGTCATAGGTTCGAGTCCTATAGGAGCAACTAATGGGGATATAGCTGGAAGGTCTATGCACTTGGCTGTTAACCAAGAGATAAAAGTTCGATTCTTTTTATCCCCGCAAATTCTAGGTTCTTAGTTTAATTGGCAAAACACTTCTCTCCAAAAGAAGAGTTATGGGTTCGATTCCTTTAGAATCTGCATTATTGGCACATCTTCTAATGGTCAGGAAGCTACTCTGATAAGGTAGTAATCAAGGTTCAATTCCTTGTGTGCCAACTATATTCTGATGTACTTCAATGGTAGAAGGCTGCTCTCATAAGGCAGTAGCTAGTGGTTCGAGTCCACTCATCAGAACTAGGTTAATGCCTTAATATACTCACTTAGCTCAGTAGGTTAGAGCAGGAATCTTATACATTCAAGGTCAATGGTTCAAATCCATTAGTGAGTACTAATGTTCCTATAGCTGAATTGGTTAAAGCAACAGTCTCTTAAACTGTGGACTCTGGGTTCAAGTCCCAGTGGGAACACTCATTTCCCTAAAGCATTGGTGGTGATGCTAGAGACCTTTAATCTCTGGAACTAGGTTCGACTCCTAGTGGGGAAACATAATTGTTTAACTCCAAATTTTACAGTTATGAGAAGAGTTCTTTCTTTTATTAAGAAAGCTGGTAATGTTTATGTAAGAATCATTGCTAAGAGTCAGATGATGACTCCTACAGGGTCTATTCCAATACCGGAATAACCCTTCATTTGGAGGTAAACTAATTAGGGGTAGCTTTAATGTGATGAATTAAAGAGGACTGTAAATCCTCTGCCATGTGCTATTTAAGGTTTGATTCCTTTCTGCCCCACTTCAATAGAAATCAAAGTCCTTGACTTATGGAAGGTGATGCAGGTAGAGATGCAAATAAGTCATTTGGGTACTGAGCAGGTCTGGTGACATTGCGTGAGACTGAAAATCTCAAGAATAAAGTTCGATTCTTTGAGTACCCACCTAATACTCCTGTGATGGAATTGGAATACATACTGACTTTAAAAGGTTAGGGCCTGAAATAAGGATTAGAAGTTCGACTCTTCTCAGGAGTATATGCCCAAGTATGCGAATTGGTATAGCAGCAGCACTTAGGATGCTGTGGGTAAGACATTGTGGGTTCGACTCCCACCTTGGGTACTAAAAATAATTTGAAAATAATTAAGTAAATGCTTGGTTATATCATAAGTTTTACTTAACTTTGCATTATTAAAATAAGAGAATATGTTTGAGGAAGAGAGTTTATTTACTCCAATAGAATCAGATAGGGATATGTTATCCGGTTCTTCACAACTATTCATAGATTTCTTGAATCAGATTGAAGGTTGGAAGACTAAATGTAAGAATCTACATTGGGCAGCTCCTAAAAAGAATATACATGTATATCTTGATGAGTTCCTTGAAATCCTATCAGACTACCAAGATAGTCTTGCAGAAGGTTACATGGGCATCCTAGGTAAGATGCAGCCTAATGCTATCAAAGGCACTTCAAGTGATGCATTGAATGCTTACACATTTATAGCAGAGGTTAAATCTGCCACCTTAGCATTTTATGCTAAGATACCACAGGATGTTATCTATAAGGGTATTACTTCAGAATGTGAGACTTTCATTCAGAACATCAACAAGTATGATTACTTGTTCCACTTATGTGATATAAGACCATATTAAGACACCGTCCCCTTAGTGTTAATGGTTAGCAAGCTTGTCTTGTAAACAAGAAGAGAAGGTTCAAATCCTTTAGGGGACTCACAAGTTACTAAAAGCTGTCTTACCTACAGTGAGAGAGTAACACCTAATGCTACTAGGTAAATCTAGCAGGAGCTGACCTGCGCCAACTTAAATTAAAAAGCTGAAACTAAAATTAGAGTTCAGTAGATGTAGGTGATTAGGGGTGCAAGTTAAGGTGATACTTGCAATGCCTAAGTACCAGTTACCCAAATCTTAGGCTCTTGTAGATATGGTGTTAGCGGTAGCATATGACATTGCCAATGTCAAGGGGTCAGTTCAAGTCTGATTATCTACTCAATGTGGGATTAGTGTAATGGTAACATGTAACCCTTCCAAGGTTAATTTGACAGTTCGAGTCTGTTATCCCACTCTAACATCGCGGAGAGAATTGGTATTCAATCCAGTCTCATAAGCTGGATTCCAAGTGTTCGATTCACTTCTCCGCAACTAGTTTAAATTGATATGGAAAAGAGTAGAATGACAAGGACTAAGATAGAGAAGGGCCAAGAAGTGCATCAGACTATGCATGCTTTGACTGCTGATAATCTTAGGGGAATTGTGAAGGAAGCCAATTCCTTAGGGATTAAAAGAGAAGATATAGTCTCTCTCTTAGAGGAAAGAGGTCAGTATGTATTAATATACTATTATGGAGGAGAAGCTTAATTTAGTAGAGAGAGCATTGATGAGTGAGGAGGAGTTCAAGAAGTATCTGGGAAACAAGGCAGATATAGTAGAGGACTCGCTTACAGTAGAGAACCCACTTACAGAGACTCTTAATTTAAGAGATTATAGAGCTGTTGGTAAGTTTAAATCAATTAGGAGAGCCATAAGAAGAGGGTTAGTATCTCCTTCAGGCACTGTATGTCCTAAGAGACCTTTCAATAACAGAGCTAATACTAGCAGAAGGAAAGGGCACCACAGCAGAGTAATGAATGAAGTAAAGAAGTAAATATATGAGCAACTCAAACACAGAAGGGCAGAATACCTATAATGAGGAGCCTGTTCTATATTGCAAGCATTGTTTATCCTTGAAGGTGAGATTTGTACCTAGGATGAAGGATTCGGATTATTGTGATGAGTGTGGCTCTACTGATATTGGGGAGTGCTCAATAGAAGAGTGGGAGACTAATTACAGGAACAGGTACGGACACAAATATTTGGAAAACTATTAAATATAAAATGATATGGGAGAAAAGGAAGAACTTAGGCAGGAACAGCCATCTAAGATGAGTTATGAACAGTTGGAGAATGTGGCTCATCAATTGAGTGAACAAGTTAAGCAGTTGTACATGAGCCTTCAGAAATCTAATCTGGAGAATACATTCCAAAGACTTAACTATTTATTTAAGGTGGTAGAAAATGGTCACGCATTTAAGCCGGATTTCTTGAATAAGTGTACAGAGGAAATTGAAAATATAATGGTGATTCCTGAGGAGGACACCAAGGAAGAAGGTAAGGAAGAAAAGTAAATATCATCATGGAGAAGCCTAATAATATAGCAAGAGTACCATGCTCTCTAGACAAAAGCTTCTTCAGGTATTGGTTCATGTTCCTAGAACCTTTTCATAAGTTAACCAAAAGAGAGATAGATGTTGCTGCATCTTTTGTGAAGCAAAGATATGAACTCAGTAAAGTTATCAAGGACAGTGAAATACTTGATAGGGTTACAATGAGTGAGGATACAAAGAAGAAGGTGAGGGAAGAGTGTAATATTACTCTTCCACACTTTCAAGTAATTTTGGGTAAATTAAGGAAGAACAAAGTCATAGTAGATGGCAAGATAAATCCCAAATTCATCCCTAATATCAATGCAGATAATGATGCCTTCCAGTTGTTATTACTCTTTGAGTTAAAATGATATATTCTGATATAATTGGTAAGGTTTCCAGTGAGTTGAACCTGCCTGCTAAGCTAGTAGATAGAACATACAGGGCATTTTGGTTATTCATTAACCAATCCATACAATCCTTGCCATTAAAGGAAGATATTGATGAGGAGGATTTTGCTAAGTTGAAAACAAACTTTAATATTCCTTCATTAGGTAAGTTGACTTGTACCTATGATAGAATGTTGGGAGTTAAGAAAAGGTTTAAGATTATAAAACAGTTAAGGGAGAAGAAATGCTAAAGGTTAAAAAGATAAGGCCAATGTTCACTGCACTTATCACTACTATGAACAAGTATGAGCATGATGTAGTGACTGAAGGTGGACTTATTGATACCACAAAACAGCAAGGAGGGTTAAAAGAATACCAGACTGTTCTTGCAGTGGGAGATTCAGTAAGGAATATAAAGGTTGGAGATTTGGTTTGCATAAACCCAACAAGATATGCAGTCAAACAGCATAGAGAAGGTACACTAAAAGATGGAATTGTAACTGATAATCCAGTTATCAAATACAACTTTGATGTTGTTGAAATGGATGGACAGCAATGTCTACTCCTTCAAGACAGGGATATAGACTTTGTGGTAGAGGAGTGGGAAGAAGTTCCTGACCCTACTCCATCTCCAATTATCCAACCAGACAAGAAAAGACTAATTGTATAATACAAAAGAGTATCAGGAATACTATTCTGATACTCTTTTTTTTTACCAATACTTTATGATAAAATTATTCAGATACGAAGGATATAAGATAATAATATCTGAGGAAGCTCTTGCCCTAAAGCCATTCAAGCAAATTTGGCAAAGAGATAGGACTGTTAACAAGGATAAGGCAATCGCAGAATTGGGATTTATATATTTTTTCTGTGACCCTAGAAGTGATTACCAATATCTTGTTGATGAGGATGAGAGAAAGGAAGCTATTAAAGAGGGAGAAGGTATGCCTCCCAAATGGGAGCCTGATAAAGTAGTAAAGGATGCTATGGAGTTTTACATGTCCTTTAAGCCAATCTCCGCTTTACTTCTTGAAGACACGAGATTCATGGTTGATAAGTTCAGGGCAAAGCTTAGGAGCATTGATTTTGACAGTCTTGAAGTAAAGGAATTTAAGGAGATTACCAGCATTGTAAAGCAGATTACTCCACTTGTCAAGGACTTGGATGAAGCAGAAAAGGCCCTCAATTCAGAAATAAGAAACTCAGGAAAGATGAGAGGTTCAGGAGAGAAGACAATATTTGAAGATGACTTAGCAATATAATTATGTTAGAACACTTTATAGAGGGACTTAATAATCATATTAAGGGAAGAAGAGAAGTTTTAGACATTCAGACTACAGGCCATTTGGTTTTGCAAAGAGAGATTATCCCACATAGTACTTTTAAGGTTTTGAAGACTTATAAGTATACTGTTTGGTTTGTCAAAGATTTCAAGACATATGAGGTACTTACACTAAAGCGTACAGTAAGGTCTCTTACTGGTCAGGAAGAGTCTGTGAATAAGGATATGAGTGTTACATTATCTGAAATGTTGTTTAATTGGGTAGGTTCATCATTCTATGATGAAGTCATAAGGGGAGAATATAATGGAATTTCAGAGGATTAAAATGAACAAATATCAGACTGAGCTTACTGAGGAATTGGTTAATAGCCTTCCTCAGGAAGTTCAGGACCAATTATTTGATATTATAAATAATGTAGAGTTTGTCAAGAGACTGATAAGTCCTACAAGAGAATATGCCAAAGACAGGCCAAGGGATGATAAGGGTAGAATTATTGTAGATTTAGTCAATCCCCATATACTTGAGAATATGGATTACTTCAGGCCATCTGCTATACATTATGAGAAGTATGGTACATTTACCAACCTTAGACCTAATGCCAATCCTAATAGTGAATATGGTAAGTGGATAAGAGAAGAGAGAAGAAGGATTTGGGATGGATATGTAAGGGAATCTGATGGAGAATGGGTTACAGGATATTTGTATTGGTTCCTTAATTATTCTCCTATGATGCTATCCAAGATTAGGGAGTATAAAGATAAGGATGGTAAAAAGAGGAAGTCAAAGAGGGCAGATAGAGTAGAGTCATTACCTGAGTGCTGGGAAGGTATATATTGGAGATTCCATTGCTTAGACCAAGCATCAAATGGTGGCCTTTACAACAACTTTGAAGGAGGTCAGCACATGGCTGAGCTTGCATCCAGAGGTAAAGGTAAGTCATATAGTCTTGCATCAATTCTCAATCACATATTTGTAGTGGGTGAGAACGAGGATGCACATGAGAAAGTAAAGGGTATAGTAACTGCTTATCAGAAGGAGTATCTAACCAAGGATGGTGTACTTAATAAGTTTGTAGATATGGCTAACTTCTGTGCAACTAATACCCAGTTCCCAAGAAAGAGATTAAAGAACTCTTTACAGGAAATGACTTGGATAATGGGGTATAAGGATGTGGAACTGGACATCGAAAGAGGTACCCAGAATACAGTCTTAGGTGTATCATCTAAGGATGATGAATCTAAGTTGAGAGGTAAGAGAGCTGCCAAGATTCTTATCGAGGAGTTTGGTACTTTCCCTAGACTTGTAGACCTATATAATGTATTGTTACCTTCAGTACAGGATGGTGATATTATCTTTGGACAAATCTATATGTTAGGTACTGCTGGTGATAATGAATCAGACTTTGCTGGTGCCCAAGAAATCATGTATAATCCAAGGGGTTACAATATGTATGCCTTACCTAATGTGTTTGATAAGTATAATCAGGGTAAGCCTTATTTTGTGTTCTTCTTCCCCGGTTATGTAAACAGAAAAGGATGCTACAATGAAGATGGGGTATCTGATATTATCAAGGCACTGATTGAGATTCTTATGAACAGATACAGGGTAAAGTATAATTCTACTGACCCTAATACTATTATCAAGACTATTGCTGAGGTTCCTATTACACCTGCTGAAGCTATTGTGAAGACAGGTGTAAACATGTTCCCTGTAGCTGATTTGACTGAAAGAATAGGTCAACTGGATTCCAATCCTACAGAATATAATGATGTCTATGTAGGCGATTTGGTATTTGGCAAGGATGGCCAAGTGGAGTATAAGCCTACTTCTGCACAGCCTATCAGAGATTTCCCACATAAGGACAATAAGATTGAGGGAGCTATCGAGATATTTCAGATGCCTGAGATTGATAAGAATACCAACAAACCTTACAATGACAGGTATATATTAGGTGCTGACCCTTATGATGATGATGAGTCAAATACTATGTCATTAGGTTCCATATTTGTATTGGATTTGTGGACTGATAGAATAGTAGCTGAGTACACAGGAAGACCTTCTTTTGCAGATGATTACTATGAAATTTGCAGAAAACTGTGCCTCTTCTATAATGGTAGACTGAACTACGAGTATAACAAGAAAGGCTTATTTTCCCACTTCTCGACAAGAAATAGCCTTTATCTGCTTACAGATGTGTTGGATTTCTTGAAGGAGAAGCAGATGATGAAGGACGGGATAGGTAATAAGAGTAAAGGTACTAATGCCTCACCTGCCATAAATGCCTATGCAAGAAGTAGGTTGAGAAGTTGGTTACTGTCCCCAGTTCCTGTTATTCAGACTATTGATGGAGAAAGTAAGGAAGTAATGGTTCCAAGACTGTTTACTGTAAGAAACAGGGCACTATTAAAGGAGCTTATCAACTACAACTCTGAGGGCAACTTTGATAGAATATCAGCTATGGGAATGTTGATGCTCCTCAGAGAAGATAAAATGATAAAGTACCAAGGTAATGTAGGTAGGGACAGGCAAGAGAATGCTGAAAATAGCTATGATGGGGAAGACCCATTCTTCAAGAGAAATTATCGTCCTTGACCTTGTCAGTAAATTTAGTAAAATGGGAATGGACACTTAATAAATTATTTATATACTTGCATGGGATTATATTTTTATTTAACTTTGCAAAGTAACTAGATTGAAGTATATGGAAGAGAAGTACATAGTATACCTACATATAAATAAGACAAATAATAAAGTCTATGTAGGAATAACTTCTATGGCTGTTAATAATAGATGGAGAGAAGGAAAGGGCTACATAAAATGTGAAATTATGAATAGGGCTATTCTAAAGTATGGCTGGAATAATTTTGAGCATATTATATTGTGTAAAACCTCCAAAGATAGAGCAATTGTTTTGGAACAATATCTTATCAGACATTACAAGAGAAAAGGGCTAAGCTACAATATATCTAATGGTGGACAAGGCGTAGGAACAGTTAGTGAATATACTAAGAATAAGCTCAGAAAATACGTAGGTAGTAAAGCCTCCATGTATGGCAAACATCCATCAAAAGAAACTATAGAGAAAAGAGTTTCTACAAGAAAGGCTCTTGGTCATTATGCAAAAGATATGCCTTGGCTAGCTAAATATAGGCTTAGAAAAGGCAAAGATAGTCCTTTATTTGGGAAAGCTCCAAGTGAGAATACCTTGTTAGCACATAGAAAAATAATACTTCAATTTAATTTAGATGGAGAGTTTATAAAAGAATTTAATTCAATTAAGGAAGCCTCTGAGGAGATTGGTGTTTCCAAGTCAGCAATTGTACACTGCCTGAAAGGAAAGACTAAAAAGGCAGGGGGGATATAAATGGAAATATAAGTATGAGTGAATTTTGTCAATTGCCTCCTCAAAATCTGCCTTTTAATAAAAAGACTAAGGGGTGGAGAAAGAAGCATTTGGACTTTGCTGAGTCTAAGACATTTTTTAATTATAATCTTGTAAGGAAAAGTGTTATACATAAAAAAATTGCATATGACCTTCTTAATGGCAAGCTTCATATGAGTGACCTTGAGATGATATTGAATCCTGAAAAGATACAGGCAAGTTTTGTACCTAACAGGATTCAACATTATCCCATTATGAACAGTAAGTTAAATGTACTGAGGGGGGAAGAGAGTAAAAGAGCTTTTGATTGCAGGGTAGTGATAACTAATCCTAATGCCATCTCTGAGATAGAGAATAATAAGAAACAGGAATTACTACAAAGACTGCAAGAATGGGTCTCAGCCCCTTATCAATCAGAAGAGGATGCTGCTAAGGAGCTTGAGAAAATAGGTGACTATTACACCTATGAATGGCAGGATATTAGAGAAATCAGAGCCAATGCCTTGTTGAATCATTATAAGAAGGAGTTGAATCTGCCCTTGATTCTCAACCAAGGGTTTATAGATGCAATGGCGACAGGGGAGGAAATGTACCAATGTGACATAGTAGGAGGAGAGCCAGTTGTTGAAAGGTTGAATCCCATGAAGGTTAGGATATTCAAGTCAGGATATAGCAATAGGGTTGAGGATGCTGACATGATAATCATTGAGGACTATTGGAGTCCCGGCAGGGTTATTGATACTTTCTATGATGTATTGACAAAGAAGGATATAGAGTACATAGAGAAGATACCTGACCATGTAGGACAGGCTGCTGTAGACTCTATGGGCAATGTTGATGAAAGGTATGGATTTGTCAATAACTACATGATTGGGGATGAAATAGACACTGAAGCAGAAGGATTCTTTTGGGACCCCTTAGGAGGACAGGATGGTATAGCCAACTCCTTACTGCCCTTTGATGTTGCTGGAAATATCAGGGTACTTAGAGTATATTGGAAGTCAAGAAGGAGAATAAAGAAGATAAAAAGATATGACCCTCAAACAGGTGAAGAGATATTTAACTTCTATCCTGAGACCTATGTAGTAGATAAGGATGCTGGTGAAGAAGAGCAGATATTTTACATAAACGAGGCTTGGGAAGGAACAAAGATTGGTACTGACATATATGTCAATATGAGGCCAAGAGTAGTTCAATACAATAGACTCAGTAACCCTTCAAGGTGCCATTTTGGAATCATAGGCTCAATTTATAATCTGAATGACAACAGGCCCTTTAGCTTGGTAGATATGATGAAGCCATATAATTACATGTATGATGTTATACATGACAGGCTTAATAAGCTACTGGCAAGGAACTGGGGAACATTATTAAGACTTGACTTTGCCAAAAAGCCTAAGGGTTGGGATGTAGAGAAGTGGTTGTACTATGCAAAGACTATAGGTGTTGCAGTTGAGGATAGCTTCAAAGAAGGTAACCTAGGTGCAGCCACAGGAAAAATCGCAGGTGCCCTGAATAATGCATCTACAGGAGCAATTCCTACATCTGACGGTAACCAGATACAGCAGTATATAAACCTTCTTGAGTTCATAAAGATGGAGATGACTGAGGTTGCTGGTATTACTAAACAAAGGGAAGGTCAGGTAAGCAATAGAGAGACAGTAGGTGGAGTAGAAAGAAGTATGGTGCAATCCTCATACATTACAGAATGGCTGTTTATGACACATGATGATGTAAAGAGGAGAGTATATGAATGCTTACTTGAAACAAGTAAGGCTGCGTTGAAAGGAAGAACAAAGAAGTTTCAGTATATCCTCTCAGACGGGTCTTTGAAAGTGATGGAGATAGATGGGGATGAGTTTGCAGAGTCAGATTATGGGCTTGTAGTGGATAGTAGTAATGGAATTCAGGAACTGAACTCAAAACTTGATACTTTGGCACAAGCAGCTTTGCAGAATCAGGCTTTGACATTCTCAACTATTATGAAGTTGTTTGGCTCATCTTCACTTGCTGAAAAGCAAAGGCTTGTTGAAAAGGATGAGAGAAATCTACAGGAAAGACAGGCTCAGGCACAGCAACAGCAATTACAGGTACAGCAACAGGAAATAGAGCAAAAGGCTCAATTGGAGCAAGCTAAGTTGCAACAGGAAGATGCCCTCAATAGAAGAGATAATGAGACCAAGATACTGATTGCACAAATGCAGGCTATGAGTAAAGGTAGTGAAGACAGTGATTCTACAGAATTGGAGTACTCACAGGAGGCCAAAGACAAACTACTTGAGCAGATAAGGGAATTTGATTTAAGACTTAAGCTTGACAAGGAAAGGCTGGAGCATGATAAGGAGAAGGCTGAAACTGATGCAAGGCTCAAGGAAAAACAAATAAATAAGCAGAAAGCAACTTCTAATAACAATAATAAGCAATGAAAAGATTTAGAGATATTATACAAGATATAAAAGCTCCAAGTACAAGTGACCTCTGGATTAATAATGGAGAGTTGAAGTACTATACTAGTAATGGCTGGAAAGCCATTACTGGTAATGGCTCTTCTGACGTATACACTCTACCCGGTGTTTTTCAAACAACAGAAGGATGGTCTACAACAGACGTAGAATCTATTGTAGGGAATTGGGATGAGTTTACAAAAGCTGTCTTAGGTAGAAAGGCAATTATCACCAGTATTTACTCACAAGATACAGCCTATACAGGTATAGGCTTAACTGCCCAAGCAATTGAAGGCTACGCTTTTTTATTTATTATGGCACATGATAAGTATTTTGTATATTTAATTAGTGAAGACGTGGTAACCCTTCTTGGTAGTGACACTGTGCTCTTTGCGGGTTATATTGAAGATAATTTGAATAGTTCAGAAACTAAGCTGCCTCTCTCTGCCAACCAAGGTAGGATTCTTAATGGTAGGGTAACAGAATTAGAGAGTAAGTCTAATGTTGCAGTGCTTACACCTACAGGTACAAAACTAATGGAGTTGGTATCCAGTAGTCCTAATGTTACACAAGAGCAGTTGGTTGAAGCAGGTTTCACTCCTGAAATATGTAGAAGGTTGAATGCTGGAGAAGTGATTTACATGAGTGGTGAATGTGCTGGTTTTGGTAATGATGCTTTGTATCCAATACAGGGCATTGCCCCTAATTCCTCTCCTGACTTAGTACCGTCTAGATTGTGCTACTGTCACTATAGTAGTTATAATGCGGATGGCACTGCTAATGGAGGGTGCTTTACTACAATTAAGAAGCAATCCTCAGGTCAGTACCTTGTAGATTATATTGAGTTGTAGTATGGAAATGATGAAAAAGAAACAGGTTGTTGCTTCCCATAATAGAGAGCCTCTTATAGAGAATCTATGGTTAAGGGATGGCAAGTTGCTATACTTTGTCAATGGAGAGTGGCAACCTATATTAGGTCAAGATTCTAAAGTAATTATAGAGTAACATGTTTACTAAGAATCAAATAGAAGAAATTAGAGACAAATTGGCTCAGTTGGGAGTCAAGGATACAGAGTTTAAGGTAACAGAAGAAGTATCTGAAGATGATATGATAGCCATTGTCTCAGGTGGTGAGAATAAGATAATCCTGTTGAAAGACCTATTGAGTGAAGCAGCAGGTACTATTATTATCGAGTAAAAAAAAAAAAAAATGAAGATTATTAATTCAATTATGCCAATGAGTGACATAGAAGCACTGGCAGCAAATGGACAAAAACTAAGAGTAGCAGTAACAAAAACTTCCGCACAAGGTAAGGCAGCACAGAGTGCTACCCCAAACCTAATGTGTTTTAGTACCGATGAAAACAGTGTGTGGTTTAATGGAAGGAAGTATGGTATATACATATTAAAAGGATATGAAAATCTTTCTGATGGAAGCCAAACTGGTACTATTCAGTCTTTCTTGGGAGAGTTCACTTACAATGTATGGAGTAGTGCCCAAGAGAATGGAAATATTGTCCTTGTTAAGAATAACTCTACTGTGATGGTTGCCTCTGTATATGTAAATGATGAGGCAAATGAATTAACCCTGTATATGAATGATGGGGATGCTGTGTATCATGTTGGTATCACATATTCGACTGGTGGTGGATATTCTATTTCTGAAATAGGGAAGTTCAACCTTATATCTGAAGGGTCAATTATCAATGTACTTACTTCTACTAGTTCTAATAAACCCCTTTCGGCTGCAATGGGTAAGAAATTGCAGGATGAAAAGTTAGCGAAAACAGACGTAGTGAATAACCTTACCACTACTGACACTTCAAAAGCCTTATCAGCGGCACAGGGTAAAGCGTTGAATGACAAGTTTAATGGGAACAAGATAAATATCAACTTCTCAGCTACTTCAAATTCAACAGATAATGCCACTATAAAAGGCTACATGGGGAACATAGATGGTGCCACTCTTGTTAGTAAGCTTACTTATGGTGCAAATCTGGTTGACAGTAGTAATGATGATTGGGTAATTACTTTGCAGGAGGTAAGTGCTACAAAGGTATCATTTACAGGTATTAGATTCGCAGGTTTTAACTTATACAGTAAGAATATATCAGTTACTATAAGTGGCAGTAATTATACAAATATGACTGTTGCTCAGGGTAGTAGGTTTGTACCTGCTATAAACAATACCTTAACTTCAACTAGTACTAGTGAGGCTCTTTCAGCAGCTCAAGGTAAGGCTCTTAATGACAGAATCTCAGGTTTGGGCAGTGTGTATAGAGTGAAGGGTACTAAGACTAACTTATCTGATGTACTAGCCCTTACTGATGCAAAGGTTGGTGATGTTTGGAATGTGACTAATGCCTTTACTTTAGGTGGTAAGCCATATCCTGCAAATACCAATGTTGTATGTATTACAGCAACTAGCTCATCTGACCACGATGAAGGAAATTGGGACCCGTTGGGAGGTACTGTTGATTTGAGTACTTATGTGCCTAAGAGTGATATAGTTGATAACCTATCAACTTCAGATTCAAAAAAGCCTCTCTCTGCTAAACAAGGACTTGCCCTTGCTACTATGATAACGGAATTAGAAGATGATAAGGAGACCTATCAGCTTCTCAAAACATTTGAAAGTGGCACACTATCCACTCAGAGTGAAATAGATGCTATTCTAGGTCCCTATAGTAGCTTCAATGCCGCCCTTAATGCAGGTAAGGTAATACATGGAGTATATAAAGACAGCATCAACAGAATGAATACAGTAGCATTCTCAGCATTCAATGATACTACTAACAGTAGGGTTAGAATGTTTGCGATACTGAATAGTTCTACCTTACTATATATACAGGCTACTTATAGTGGGACTAATTGGACTAGTGCTACCACAAGTGAAGAGTCCTTTAGTGCAAGCATCACTATAGAATAAAAAAAAAGTTATGAGTGCAAAAGGTAAAGAGTTTAAAGTAAATGTATCTGCCGACAGAGCTACTGCAATAAGTAGCTCTGCTGGCAGTTACCCTAATGTGTTGTATTTCCCTATAGATGATGATAATGTCATCATATTTAATGGGAACATATATGATTGGAATGCAAGTGTAACTTCTCCTAAGTTAATCTCCTCAGGAGACCTGAATACATATAGGGGAACTCAATATTTAGGTGTTTATTATGCCAATTATGGCAATAGTATAAGTAATAAACCTTCTGGAGTATCACAGTTTGCATTACATGTGCTCTTGGAGAATAGTGACTCTTCGACTATACAGGTACTTTATTCAAAAAACAAGATATATACTAGAGCTTATGAGTCATCTTCTTGGTCTTCTTGGACTGAGATTGGTGCAGGAGGTATAACTTCTATACCTCAAGCTTCTAGTTCAGCATTAGGAGGTATAAAGATAGGGTACTCTGATAATGGCAGGAATTATGCTGTAGAGTTGGATAGTTCTGGTAAGGCTTATGTTAATGTACCATGGACAGATACAAATACAACATATAATGTTGCTACTACTAGTGCCAATGGACTTATGAGTTCCAGTGATAAGTCCAAGCTTGATGGAATCCAAGCAGGTGCAGATGCTGTGTCATTCAGTAGGTCTTTGTCTTCAGGTACAAAGATAGGTACCATTAATATTAATGGTACCAATACTAACATATATGCTCCAACAGCAGGAGAGCCAGTTGAGTATGGAGTAGCTACCTCAGCTACACTAGGATTGGTTAGGATTGGGTATCCTGAGAGTGGCAAGAATTATCCTGTTGAGCTTAATTCCTCAAATCAGATGTATGTCAATGTCCCTTGGACTGACAATAACACAACTTACTCAGCAGGAGCTGGACTTAGTTTATCAGGAACAGCTTTCTCCCTAGTGAAGGCAACACCTACTACACTAGGTGGTGTAAAGGTATCCAGCACTGAGATTAGCACAGTATCTACTGTTGCTGCTACTACTTTTGGTTCACAGAACAGAATATATCCTGTCCAGCTTGCTTATCCATCAGGTAGTGCAGGAACAGATGGTAATAAGGTACTTTCAGTGTATGTTCCTTGGGAGAATACTACTTATAGTGTAGTAAGTACCTCAAAGAATGGGTTAGTCAGTATGGATTCTGCATTGGCAGAGCTAGCCTACGAAGATAAGGATGCTGGTAACCTAGGCTCTCTTGCTAGATTTGGAGAGATGGGCATGTTGGAGGTTTCAACAATTGTGGAAGATGACTTAGCTCTGGTTAATAAGAGTAATAGCTGGACAGCATATCAGGACTTTAAGTCAGGTGCTGGTAATTCAGGCTCTGATATGAGATTCAAAAGGGAAGTCACATGTATGCCTGATGTGCTGGACAATCTGATGTCATTAAATGTCATAAAGTATATATGGGAACACCCTGATGAAAATGGTATAAGATGCACTTTTGGTGTGAAAGCTGACCAGCTTCTGTCACTAGGTGGTGTATATGCTACTATGGTCCACAGCAGAGCTGATAAATATGATACCAAGTGGGTAGAATATGATAGATTTGGTGTGCTGGCAATCAAGGCATTACAGGAGGTTGTAATGAGGAACAAGCAACTGGAGAGCAGGATAGAATATCTTGAGGATACGATAAATTCTATGAGAAGAGTATGGGAAGAGAATTCATGACACAAATAGAGGCAGTAGAGAAGGTAGGAGGTTCCCTACCTTCTGCTACAAAACAATTTTGTACAGCCTCTTGGCTTGCAGGCCATTCTGGTATATTTGATACCAACTCCCTACAAGGGTATGAAGCAAAAGACTTTGTGAGTGAAATGCATATAAAGCCTGCTATAGTAACAACTAAATATGAAATAACAATTCCTGAGGTGAGGGTTTCTTTTGGATTTGAAAGTGGCACTCCTCAAAGATTTACATATCTTAGTGACTCTGACCAATTATCACAGACTAAGGCAGTCTTATGTGCAGTACCTGTTGATGGTGGTCAGATTTCTTCAAGTGTATATACTCCTACTAATGGTGGTAGAGATAACAATTATAGTGCACAGTATATGCTATTCTCAGGCATGAAAATATCTGTTGTTGCAGGTACTTCACTAGCTAGGTTATACATAGTATTGTATAATGACCAAAGTACCATGGTTCAGTATAATAATAAGAGTATTACCAATCTTATGTCAGGTAACAACATATATAAGCTGGCTAATGCTATTATGAGAAATAGTTCCGTTTACAGTAACCTGTTTAATGGTGCAAACTACACAAAGACACAAGCAGTAGGTGATTCTAATGGTAATGCTACTGATTCTGTGTGGTGTGCTATGCTTCCATTGACAGATGATGGAAAATCTAATGGGAGTTATTCAGTAGGTTCAAGCATGGAGACACCTCCCACTAATGTCAATTCTGACCAGCAACTGTACAACTTCAAGGGTTCTATAGTTTACAACAAATTAAGTTCATTTACTCCAACTACATAGCTATGAGAAAGATATTAGTAAGTATTATATCAGTGATTATGCTGGCTTCCATATCCTGTTCCATGTATTACTGCAATGGGTATAAGAAAATATCTGATGAGTTGGCTGTTGCAGTGAATAACAATAAGGCATACTCCTTGGAGAACAGTTCCCTGAAGAAGGAAAATAGAGTGTATAAGCTAACTGCTGAGCAGCTTGAGTATTACAGTGATTCCATTACTGTTGAAATGGACAGGATTAGAAAGGAGTTGAAGATAAAGGATAAGGATTTGCAATACTTACAATATCTGTTATCTACATCAGAAAGGATAGATACTGTTACTTTCCAAGATACCATATTCAGTGAAACAACATTTCATGTTGATACTCTGATTGGGGATAAATGGTATCAGTTGAAGCTGGGAATGAAATTCCCTAATGTCATTACAGTGCATCCTAAATTTGTAAGTGAGAAATACATAGTTACACATAGCAAGAAAGAGACTGTAAATCCTCCTAAGAAATTTTTTCTGTTTAGATGGTTTCAGAAGAAACATAGAGTGGTGGAAGTTACTATTGTGGAAAATAGTCCTTATGTGAATAATAAGCAGCAAAAATTTATTGAAATAATTAAATGACATGATTGACCTAGGTATATTAATTACTGGAGGAGTAGGGATAATAACCACAGTAATCAGTGGTTGGACTTCTTGGTTCTTTGCAAGAAGAAAGTATAATAGTGAGGTAGATAATAACCTCATAGAGAACATGCAGCAGTCTTTGGAGTTTTATAAGAAGTTGTCTGACGACAACGAGAACAGGCTTGACGAGGTTCTTAAAAGAAATGCAGAGCTGGAACAGGAGATAAGGGATTTAAGGAAGCAGATGTTCAGTCTCATGAGCTCCATCTGTACTGACCTTACTTGTCAGTTGAGGAAAAGAAGCTTGAATTTATTTAATGAGCAAAATGGAACTGATAGTAGACAGGAAATGGAAGAAACAGAGTTACACGATAAGTAACCTACTTGTAGATGGGAAGTGGTTCTGTAATGTACTTGAAGACACTGATAGAGGATTAGATGACAGCATGAGTGTCGCTAAAATCAAATCCTTAAAGAAATCAGGCATTACAGCAATCCCTAGTGGAACTTATGATGTAACTTTAGATGTATATAGCCCTAAGTTTGGACCTAAATCTTTCTACAAAGAGACATGCAATGGCAAATTACCCAGACTTCTTAATGTAAAGGGGTTTGATGGTATCCTTATACATGCAGGTAATACAGATAAGGATACTTCAGGATGTCTCTTGGTAGGTGTAAACTCTGAAGTTGGTAAGGTTCTGAATAGTCAGGATACATTCAGGAAGCTATATAAGCTACTTCAAGAGGGCAAGAATAGAGGTGAGAAAATAACCATAAAAATTCTATGATATGGCAAAGAAGTGTGGTTGCAAAGGAAAAGGTAAGAACAATAGAGGTAAATGATTATGGATGCAAGAATAGTTTCAAATCAAGTTATAAATAGCCTTCAAATATCTGTACTGAAGGAGGTGCCTTCAGGGAACTTCAATCCCGGAGTCAACTTCCTACTGAAGAATATATCTGATGATGATGTGGAGGTTACTATAATTCCAGCAGGACAAAAGGATAGCATAAAGACTATTCTAGGTGTTGGATGGAATCCAGAGATATGTAAAGGTGTTATAAATGCTCCTTCAGGAGTTCTTCAATATGGATATTAAAATATGGCAACAGCAATTATAGGTACATTAAAGCATCTTCCTAAGGCATCAATACTGCCTACTTTACCAGAGACAGGTAGACCTAACAGGATATATTTTATTCCCAATGAAGACCCTACAGAAGATAATAGGTATAATGAATATCTATGGGTAAAGGATGAGACTTATCCTGATGGCCATTGGGAGCTTGTTGGTCCTACCACAATAGACCTGACTGATTATGCCACTAAGGAAGAGGTAAGTGATTTGAAAGACTCCATAGGTGAGCAAATAAAGAAGTATTTGCCCTTATCAGGAGGTACAATGGATAAGGGCAGCAGCATATCCTTCCCATTAGATAGTGGGAGTACTGTGTATAATGGTTCTGGAATATCAGTGGGTGGCAAAGCCAGTACTGACATCCTACATGCAGCAGGAGGCACTACTAAAATCAAGACCTTGAATGGAGAATCTATGTTAGGAGAAGGTAATATTGTAATAGACCCTTCAAGTGTTCCAGTATCTTTAAGCTGGTATAATAGGACTAGCAGTCAGCAGGATGCCACAATAAACCTGACAATTGGAGATACCACAGTAAACCTATTCCCTAATATATTCAAATTATTTAAGGCTGGTAAAGTTTCCACTTCCGAGTCCCTTAGTATAGAACTTACTGCTAATCCTGGGGTAAGTGGGGTACCACAAGTTCCTACCTCATTATGCCAGTGGAGCATACCTTTGGCTGACAGTAATACCGCAGGTATTATATCAAGTGAGGATAAGGCTAAGTTAGATAACCTATCTGACCCAAAGAATTTGCTAGCTTATGGTGTGGAATGGGATTCTACCAACAGTAGCCCTGTACTTACTAGAATAGGTAACATGAGCCTGCATAAGTCTCTCCCAATACAATCAGCATTAAGAGGATGTGTATGCCAAGGTAAAAGGATAATGTATTATTTGGACCCAAATGACTGGTCTAAGAAAGCAGATGGTACAGATTCCAGATTGGATGGATATGATGGTACTGTACAGGTAGAAGTACCTGAATTTTATTTGTGGTCTGAAACGGAAGGAACCAAATCCAGAGTATATGTGTCTACCCAAAAAGTAGTTCCTTATGCTATAAGGATTCCTCATATGTTGGTAGATGCTTATAGGAGTACTGTACTTAATGAAGTGCCTGAGGATATGGGCTATTTATCTACACTTCAAGTAAATAGTGCTATTTCAGTTGTAAATACCTCTTCTTATTGTAGAGGAGGAAATAATAGCTCTAGCAGTGATACCTACTTGGAATCGGATAAATTCAGGACTAATTTAGGAAAACCTAGAACAAACACTAGTAGGGCAAACTTTAGAACTTATGCCAAAAATGCTGGCAAGATGTTGCTTACTTATGAGTACTACAAATCAATATTCTATTGGTTGTATGTTATAGAATATGCAAACTTCAATAGTCAGGCAAACTATGTTGAAGATTTGACTGAAGATGGATATAGACAGGGAGGGCTTGGCAATGGAGTTACTACTTGGAGTGATACTGTTTGGAATACTTATAATGGCAGATGCCCAATAACTCCATGTGGGTATTGTAATGAGTTTGGTAACTTTACTGGAATTAAGGACTTGGTAATTCCTGCTTCAGATGGTATCAGTACCGTAACTTTCAAAGTACCAAGGTGGAGAGGATTTGATAACGTGTTTGGAGATATTTGGACTAATCTGGATGGTATCCTAATAGATACTCCTGTCGGTGCCAGTGAGTCCACACCAAACTATGTGTATATTATAAATGACCCTGATAAGTTCACTGATACTTTGTCAGATGCACCTACCAATGCGGATAGAGTAGTAGTATCAGGACATACAGGAGGGTATATTACAAAGTGGGCATTAGGGGAGTATGCAGATATAATACCTGTTAGTGTTGGCGGTTCTGCAACTACTTATATGTGTGACCGTTACTGGGTAGATTACGATAATACTCAGAATACGCTACTGGTTGGTGGCAGGGCTGATTATGGTTCTTCTGCTGGCTTGGCTGGCTTCCTTTCTTCTTCTGGTTCGGGTTTTGTTGTTGCCCATGTCAGCTTTAGGTGCTTAACACTGATAAGCTGATTTGATAAAGAAAAGAAAATCATAGTTTCACTTGGATATTACCAAGTTTTATCCATCAATAGACCATAACATATTGAAATCCATAATTTCTCGTAAGATAAAGGACACTAAGGTGCTTGAGATTCTGTATGAGATTATAGATTCAGTGAACGGAATTAATGGGATATATGGTAAAGGAGTTCCTATTGGTAATTACCTATCCCAATACTTTGCAAACTTGTATCTGACAGGTTTTGACCATTGGTGTAAAGAGGAATTAAAGTGCAGGTATTACTATAGATATGCAGATGATATAGTAATATTAGGTGAGTCAAAGGCTCACTTAAGGAATGTGCTTGTTGCCATAAAGTTGTATCTTAAACATGTATTGAAACTTGGTGTAAAAGGGAACTATCAGATATTCCCAGTAGAATCCAGAGGTATAGATTTTGTTGGATATGTATTTAGGCATGACTATATTAGGGTTAGGAAAGGTATAAAGAATAGCTGTAGGAAAAGAATAAGACACTCAAATAATCTAGCAGGTATCCTACCTTCCTACTTTGGGTGGTTTCAGCACTGTAATGCAGTGAATTTGAAGAGGACTATACTTGATGAGGTGAGGAAAATAGAGAATAAATAACCAATTAAAAATTGAATGATTATGGCGAGAAAAGCTGGTAGAACAAAGCCCATGTCTCCAAAAGCAGGAGTGACTAAAACTAGGAGAAGGTATGGTTGCGGAGGCAAGGTTAAAAAGTAAGAATCTTTATAAGGTGGAACTGTATTTACTAAAGATAATGCCTATGGTAATTGCCTTAGCATATTTGGTAAATACAGTTTCTTCTTATTTTGGAGTTGATATTCCAATACTTGCAAGTATTGCAGGAATGTCTTTAATACCACTAATATTTATGTATATCTCTTCTTATGTATTCAAGTTTTGTGAGTATCATAGGATGTTTCTGCATTATATAGCAGTAAATGATATAATAAACATATATGATTGGTATATTGGGATTAGTGTTACTAACAGAGAATTGTTTGTGTTACACATGAGTATTACAGGCATTTCATTATTTATAATATTATATTTGTATATTAAAAGTCATAAGAAGCTTACTATTGAAGATAGTAGATGATATTGATGCAGGTAATTCAAATATTACAGAAGGAGAGGCTATAGAAATAGTAGATAACTTAAGGAGATTTACTGATAAAGAGAAGAGATTAAGCAAATATGCAGCTTGTGAATATTTGAATGTCAGTAGAGCAACTTTTGACAACTATGTTAGAGAAGGAAAGTTACCAAGAGGTAAGCATGAAATAGGCTTCAAAGAATTATCATGGAACAAGAAAACTCTTGATGAGTTCATAAGAAGAAGTAAGCATGAGAAATGATTATGTAGTTTACATACATAAAAACATATTAAATGGTAAAGTGTATGTGGGGCAGACCTGTAATTTATCAGAGAGATGGAGAAATAATGGGAAGAATTACTTTAATAGCATTAAATTCTATAATGCTATAAAGAAATATGGTTGGGACAACTTCACCCATGAAGTTGTATATTCAAATCTAAATAAGCAAGCTGCTGATAAATTAGAGAAAGAACTAATACATACCTAAACAGAAGAGGTATGGGAGGCATGAGTGAAAGTGAATTTAGAAATAAGTTCAGGGACTTCATGAAGAGATATAGAAGAGATTCAATGGAGCATGATGGCTTCATGTCATTAGAGGATAGAAACTATCCTAGAAGGCATGAAGATGATGGTTTCATGGATGTGTTTGATTCTAGAAGCAATAGGTTTGGTGACAGGTTCAGAGACTCTGGCATGAGAGGAAATGACATGGACAGAATAATAAAGTACATGAGACATTCCATGAATGATGGAGAACACTTTACTGAATCTGAAGCTATGGATTTGGTATCTGATATGTATCACACTGAGGGTGGCAGAAAGTATAGTGGAGAAAAGTTTGATATACATAAGGCAAAGGAAATTTGTGAAAGGTATAGAGGAGTGATTCCTGTGTCTGCAACTCCTACTGATGTGTATGTGGCAATCAACTCACAGTATCATGATTATGTTGAGCTGTTTAAGAGTTGGTTTGGTGACAATGTAGACCAAAAGATAATAGAATCTGCTATTATATTCTGGTTCAAAGATGTGGATTGCAAATCCAGAAATAAGGTAGTAAGTTACTTTAAAGAATACTGATAGGACAAGGGCAAGGTATAATCTTGCCCTTTCTTTTTGCATATATAATAAGTATCTTATTTGTGCTTGCAAAGTAATTTATTTACTATATTGTATGGGTGTAAAATTCTATATAACTTTGCATTGTTTAATTATATCATAATGGGAGATTATGGAAGGAGAATTGATTTTAGACAATATTCTAGGAGCAGAGGAAATAGAGAATCTGTTTGTAGATGATGAAGTACAGGATACTTCGCCTGAAGATGAAGTAACTCCTGACCAAGAGGATGGTAAGGAGGATAAAAAGAATAAAGAGAAAGACGAAGAAACTACTGAGGTTATTGATGTAGATAACTTGTTTACAGATGAGCCAGAGAGCGTAGGTAGTGGAAAGGATAATACAAAAGGAAAGGAAGATACTTCCTCTAGAGAGGACAGCACTTCTCCCCAAAAAACTATCTACTCTTCCATTGCTAAAGCCTTGAAGGAGGAAGGTATCTTTCCAGACCTTGATGATGAAGTCCTCTCTAAAGTCAAGGAGCCTGAAGATTTCAGGGACTTAGTGGAACAGCAAATCAAGGCTGGTCTTGAAGAGAGACAGAAGAGGATTGATGATGCACTTAATTATGGCATTGAACCCACAGAGATAAAAAGGTATGAGAATACCTTGAACTTCCTTGACAGTGTTAAGGAGGAAAATATCACTGATGAGAGTGATAAAGGTGAAGAGTTGAGAAAGAATCTTATCTTTCAGGACTTCATTAATAGGGGTTACAGCAGAGAAAGAGCCACAAGAGAAGTACAGAAATCCTTTAATGCTGGTACTGATATTGAGGATGCAAAGGAAGCATTGAAGAGTAATACTGAATACTTCAAGGGTAAATATGATGACCTTATTGAGGATGCCAAGTTAGAGGCACAGAAGGAAGAAGAGAACAGGAAGGAACAGGCTAATAAACTAAAGGAGTCTATTCTCAATGAAAAGAATATATTGGGAGACTTGTCAATAGATAAGCCGACAAGACAGAAGATATATGATAACATATCCAAGCCTATATATAAAGACCCTGAAACTGGAGAGTATTATACTGCTATTCAGAAGTATGAAAAGGATAACAGAGTAGACTTCCTGAAGTACTTGGGTCTGATTTTTACATTGACTGATGGGTTCAAGAGCCTTGATGGTCTGGTAAAAGGCAAGGTAAAGAAAGAGGTAAAGAATGGCCTGAGGGATTTGGAACACGCTATTAATAACACTGCAAGAAACTCAGATGGTAATCTGAAGTTTGTCAGTGGAGTAGATGAAGACCCTGAATCATTCATAGGTAAAGGTTGGAAAATAGATGTCTAAACAATTATGCCGAGGATAAAAAGGTTGATACAATGGGAAGGGGACCCTAATCTCCTACCCAACAGAGAAAAAAACAAACATAGTGTATAAGGATAAGTCTGCTTCTTACTCTTCACTTATAGAGGTGTGTGAGAACACGGATAATCCTTCACTTCCATATGTATTCTCCGATAATGTTGTTTTCTGAATTTACCAATTCAAGGATACTTTGGAACACAGATAATACAAAAGCTTTCATTTCATGTGGTGGAGGCTGCTTCATTCCTGTATTGCTTTTTAGGAATGGAAAAGACTTGAAGTTTGAAAGATTTAATCCTGAAAGCATAAGAAAGGCATTGACTTCCAAAGATGAAGTCCTGTTATTGTTTGCATCCCTTTCCTATTACGATAAAGAATTGACTAAACTAAAGGATGGTACTACTTACAAGTTGAATAAGACTTGGGAGGACTTGGGACTTCAGGATTTGTATGAAGAATATTTAAAATCTAAGTAAAGATTATAATTTTAACTAATAAACAATTATTTTATGGCTGGAAAATTAGGTAAGTTTCAGATGGTAAGCTTCCAACATTGGAAGGGTTTGACTAAAGAAAACCACCTAGGCTCTATCTATCAGTTAGCTCCTCAGAGAGCTACAAACCTAATGGTACAACTGCTAGCCTTCCATAGAGGAAAGACACTTGATTCATTCTTGAATCAGTTCCCTGTAAAGGAGTTTGAGGATGACAGTGAATATTACTGGGACGTTATTGGTTCTTCAAGAAGGAATATTCCTTTGGTAGAGGCAAGAAAAGAGGATGGAACAAAGGTTGAAGATGATGGTAGCATGATTGGAGAGGGTACTTCTCCCTTCTATCTTGTTTTCCCTGAGGACTGGTTTGCAGATGGTGAGTACATTGTGGGTAATCTAAATGAACTGTACCAATTCAGAATTTTAGGAGACCCTAGAATGGAAGGTACCAATGCAGTTTATAAGGTAGAACTTGCTGGAGGTAATACAGCAGGAGTTCCTGCTGAAAGGCTACTTGCAGGAGAGAGATTCTCTATTGAAGCTGCATTTGTAGAAAAGGAACTATCAAGAAAAGTTGGTGATGTAAGATACACAAGCCCTGTTTCTATGAGAAATGAGTGGTCTGTAGTGAGAATCCAACACAAGGTTCCGGGTTCAATGCTGAACAAGAAGTTGGCTGTAGGTATTCCTATTATCAAGGAGACTGATGGTAGATATACCAAGTCAGTAGCTAAAATGTGGATGCACAATGTAGACTTTGAGGTAGAACAGCAATTCTCTGAGTACAAGAACAATGCTCTTGCCTTTGGTAGAAGCAACAGAAACTCCAATGGTGAATATATGAACATTGGTAAGTCTGGTGGTGTAATCAAGACTGGTGCTGGTCTATTTGAGCAGATGGAAGTTGCTAATACTATGTACTACAATGTATTCAGCTTGAAGCTTCTTGAGGATGCCCTATATGAGCTTTCTGCTTCTAAATTGGACTTTGGTGATAGATACTTCCTAATCAAGACTGGTGAAAGAGGTGCTATTCAATTCCACAAGGAAGTGTTGAAGACAGTATCAGGTTGGACACAGTTTGTTCTTGATAACAACTCTATTGGTGTTGTTCAGAAGACTCAGTCTCAGTTGCATCAAAATGCTCTAAGTGCTGGTTTCCAATTTGTAGAGTATAGAGCACCTAATGGTGTAAGGGTTAAGATTGATGTAGACCCATTCTATGATGACCCTGTTAGAAATAAGATACCACACCCACAGGGTGGTGTTGCCTTCTCTTACAGATATGATATTATGTATATTGGTACTATGGACCAACCTAATATCTTCAAGTGTAAGATTAAGGGTGATAATGAATACAGAGGCTATCAGTGGGGATTAAGAAATCCATTTACAGGACAGATAGGCAATCCTTACATGTCATTTGATGAGGATGCTGCTGTAATACACAGAATGGCTACTCTTGGTATCTGTGTTCTTGACCCAACAAGAACTATGTCATTGATTCCTGCTATTTTGCAAGGATAAACTATAAAGGGGAGTAGGGGTAACTCCTGCTTCCCTTAATTTATTTTTATTTCTATTAAATAAGGAGAAGATATGTCAAAGGAAAAGGAAGAAGTAGATTATGGTACACTTGGTTTTGAAGTAGATGATACAGCACTGCCATTGAGGGAAGTGCCAAAAGAAGAGGAAAAACCTGCAAGGAGAAAACCAAAAGCCTCACAGGAAGTGAGAAATATAGAAGAGGATGGTGATGAGCAGTTGATAAGCTGTTTAAGAAATGAGAGAGTAATTGTCAGATTCATTCCCAAACTGGGAGGAATATGGGGAACTAACCCTAAACATCTTCTTGCTGGAGGTATGGCAGAAGGGTCTGTTAGAGTATTTGTAGTACCTAGGCTGTCATCAGGCATGTATGTCAATGTACTTACAGACAAAGAGAAGGCATTCTTGGAAGATGTAATGGGCTTGGAATACAATGCTCTAAGTATCTATAAGAAGGTAGATAACTTCTGGAATGATTCTAATGAGAGTGGGATAAATAAGGTAAGACTGACAAAGCAGGATAATTACCTTAACCTGTCCAATCCGGAAGATTATATAAGATATAAAATACTCTTGGCTAACAAGGACTTTGTTGCACCATCATTGCAGGCTTTGCAAGATAGACCTAAGGCTTCATATCAGTTTGTCATCATCTCTGAGAATGATGAGACAAAGACTGCTCAGGATAATATGAGCACTACAATGAAGTGCTATAAGGAGTTTGGAAAGATTGAGAGTGATGTGGATACTTTGAGAGTTATCATAGAGACTGTTGATGGAAGACCTACATCTCAAAATGCTAAACTAGAGTTCTTGCAGACTAAGGCTAATGAGCTTATTCAATCCAATAACAAGCTCTTCCTGAAGGTTATCACTGACCCAATGTTACCTACTAAGGTATTCATCAAGAAGAGTATAGAAGCAGGATTGATTTCAAATAGAGGAGGTTTCCTATACTTGAGAAGTGACAATACTCCACTATGTGAGGCTAATGAGGAACCTACATTGAATACAGCAGCCAAGTACCTGAACTCTCCAAAGCATCAGGAAATCAAGTTTTCCTTGGAGGCCAAGTTAAAATAAAGAAGAATATAAGATTATGACACTACAGGAGTTTTCAGATGAATTTGACGTTCTCTACAATAACATATCCAGTAACCAAGCTCCGGGCCTTAATGAGTATGAAAAGTCTGTGTTTCTCACAAAAGCTCAGAATGAGATAGTAAAGAACTACTTTACTTCTACCCAAGGAGGTAACAAGTACCAGCAAGGGTTTGATGATTCTGCCAAAAGACAAATAGATTTCTCTACTCTTCTAGTGCAAGAAGCCTGTCCCTTGATAAAGGTGGATTCCAAGAGGGGAACTGATATTTTGGAGGGTGTCACAATCCCCGGAAATATCTATGGCAGTGCTCCTGAAGCTGTATTATTCAATGCCCCTAGCTTTATTGACAAAATACTGTTAGTGGTATCAGAAAGGATAATCATTAAGGATACAGATAATAATGTAGATAAGTATTATCAGGTAGTGCCTATAAAATTAGATAGTTTGCTTAATAACCTGAGCAAGCCCTATGGAAGACCTTTAAAGAGGCAAGTGTGGAGAGTTATAGAGACTTTTGGAGACCCTAAAGGGTCTGAAGACCAGACTGTAATTCCCACAAAGTACAATGGATTCAGGTTTATATTGCATGATGCAGATGAGAAATTCCTAGGAGAATCTGGAGGTGAAAGTCCAGGGAATACCAAGGCCATTTACTTTATCACATACCTAATCAAGCCTAAGCCAATAGTATTGGAGGACTTGGTTGGTGTATCAGTAGATGGAGAATCACAGCAATCTCCATGTGTCTTGAATAGTGAACTACATCCTGAAATTCTTCAAAGGGCAGTAGAGTTAGCTAAATCTGCTTATATGGGAGATTTGAAAAGTAGTGTTGAACTGGGACAAAGAAGTGAATAATGACAACTGAGGAATTTTCTAATGAATTTGATGTTCTATTGAACAGTTACTCTTCAGGTGGAATTGAGTTCAACGAGTATGAGAAATCAATCTTTCTTACAAAAGCCCAAGAAGACCTGTTAGTGGAATTATACAATGGTAAGAACCCATTCAGGGAATCATTTGAAGAGACTGAGGAAATAAGGAGATACCTGAGCAACTTGGTGAAGACTTATACCACTACTGAAAAAATAGCAGACATTACTGGAATATCTGATAAGTCTGTATTCTTCAAGTTACCTAGTGACTTGTGGTTTATAGTTTATGAATCAGTTGAACTGAGGGATGATAAGCTAGGCTGTAAGGATGGTAACCAAGTACTTGTGGTACCCACTACCTTGGATGATTACTACAATACATATAACAATCCATTCAGGGGTCCGGGATACAGGAGAGTCCTGAGACTTGATATTGATAATGGGATTGCAGAAATAGTATCAAAGTATAATATAAGCAGGTACTTAGTCAGGTACCTATCTAAACCCAACCCAATTATATTGGTAGCATTGCCTGCCCATCTAAACATAAATGGAGAAAGCAAGATAACAGAGTGTGATTTACATCCTGCATTGCATAGGGTAATACTTGATAGGGCAGTAGGACTTGCAATAGCAAGCAAGGGTTTGGATACAAACAGAACAAAATAAACTATTGTGTAATTTAATATTAAATTAAAATGGCAACATTTAGTACAAATCAGGTAAGGCAATTTTATGTAGCAACTGCATTTAAGACTCCCCATGTAATTGAGTCTGACACTGCTGGTGCTATTGCAGTATCAAATGATACTGAAAAGAAACACCTGTATTTTGAATATAAGGGAGCTGATAACAGAATGAGAAGTGACCTTATAGATATAGAAAACATTCTCTATGCAAAGGCAACTAGTGCTGATAGCATGGCTTACAAGATGAAGTCAGCTACCATAGCATTGGATTCAAGTGTTAATGGTGGTGCTCCAGTTGCAGGTCAGGATTATATCCTAAGAATTGCATTTAAACAGTATGTGGGCATGTCTGATGAGGACCAATACTTCAAATATGGCATGGTTCATGCTTATTCTGGCATGACTGCTGATGTGTTCTACAAGACTCTTGCTCAATCTATTGCTAAGAACTTTAGCAGGGAAATAGTTCCCTTGATTAAGATTGAGGTACATAGTGCTGCAACCAAGAGCAAGGGAGGATTTGATGCAAATGGTTATATGACAGTAACTCCTTCTACTAAGGATAATGGCAAGAGTGATAGTACTAACCCATACTATGATGGTACTTCAGCAATTGTAGCTGACATTGACAGCATCAGAATTACTGAGGTAGAACAGCCTTGGAGATTAGGTGTTATGTCTCAGACACCAGTATATTTCACTGTACAGCCAGTTGAAATAATTGTAGATGGAGATGAGAGAATTTGGGGCACTGTAGAGATGGGTACCAATGGTACAATAGGTAATGGTAAGGTTATTGCAGACTTAGAGTACTTCTGTATGGGTGAAAGAGGAGACATCTACAGAGGCATTGGCTGGCCTAACAACATTCCTACCACTTATCTGATAGACCCAAGCAAGACATATAATGTGCTTGATATACACTATGCCTATGTAGGCAGCAATGAGTCAGTACAAAAGTCTGAAAAGACAATAACTATTGCTTGCGCAGATAAAGCAGTTCTCAATCAGATAATCAGTGCAGTGGAAACTGCTACAGGACTTACTATTGCAGACATCTCCTAAAAGCGAGATACAAATAAGGAGACTTTTATAGTCTCCTTTTTTTTTTATTTACCTAATTTGTGTAATATGATAAGATTTGCTACATTAAAAGTCTCAGGAGAATGCAGGCAGTTGGTAATTGATGCTTCTATAGAAGCATACTCCTTCTATGATGATGTCTATATTGACTCAGTAGTCATAGATACTCAGGATACCTTCATGACCTCTGGGCCATCATCAAGCAGTGTATATACAAAAAGCATTGATGGTAATTCCAAGCATGTGACATTAATCCTAGACAAGACAGATTTCAATGCAGCAGTAGATTTTGGTAAGGACTTATTCTTTGTCTATATTACTGTCAAAGGTACAATGGCACCTGATACTCCATGTGGGTATGACAGATATTATGATTTAGGAATAGCTGTCAATATGCATAACCTTTATAAGTCACTGATGGGTGGCATCAGACAGGTAGAGGAGACTTGCAATATTCCCAAGCAGCTTATAGACAAATACCTTCAACTGAAGGCTTTTACTACTTCCTTAAAGACAGGGAACTATACTTTGGCAATAAAGTATTGGAACAAGTTCTTTAGGAACTGTGTGATAACAGATGATACAAGTACTAAATGTGAGTGTTCATTATGGATAACTTAAGTAATGTATTGGAAAGGGCATTAACTACATACTTCAATGTACTTTCAAGTACAGGATATGTATGTTATAATGATGTCAATAAGTTACTGCTTTTGTCCTTGATAGAAGAGCTTACTAGTGGCCCAATGTCTGCCTTTATAGATGATAAGGACTACAATAGCATGAATAATGCCCTATATTGTATATTTGGTACTTCATGCCTAATACCATATCCTCCTACTGAGGAAAGCTCTGCTGTGTATGGTGAAGAGGAATCTATCAGAATATCTGAGGATGACATGATAAGATTCACACAAGATAACAAACCTAGAACTCCTGCTATATAAGTTATATATTTGCTTACTGCAAAAGATTCAATTAAAACTATTGCAATATTGATTATAAATATCTATATTTGCAATAGTTTTTTATTTATTAATAAGCATGCATATATAGTTATGACATACAGAGAATTAGTTTATTTATGTCTGGATGAGGTAAAGAGTATATCAGATGACTCTACTTTCAATGAGAATCATATTATACTTTTGGCAGATAAGTATAGGGCATTCCTTATAAAGCAAAGATATTCTGATGTCAAGAAGCATATACCTGAAAGCAACTATCAGACTATATGTCTGGATTTGACCAAATCAGTATCTCCTTCTGATTCATGTGGCAGAACCTATCTTATGAGTAAGGAAGAGGTACCTAATATATTAAGTGTCAGTAATACCAGAGTATATCCTATTGATTTCTATCAGGATAGTATAACCTTCATAAGCAGGGATAGGATGAGATATGTAGGATATGACAAATATCTACAGAACATAATATATTGCTCTCTTGCTCCGGATAACCACTTGTATTTAATCTCTATGAATCCCCAATTCCTTTACCTCTCCAAGATAAAGGTAACTGCTATATTTGAAGATGCCAGCATAGCCTCTGAATTGGAATGTGGAGACAATAAGGAGTGTGATGTGCTTGATAGGAAATTTCCTATTGAGGAGAGCCTTGTTACTCCTCTTGTAAGTCTTATAGTAGGAGAAGTACTGGGTGCTAAATACAGACCTGATGATAATAAGAACAATGCTAAGGATGATTCATCTGATGTTTCAGTAAAGCAGTAACCTATGAGTGATTGTCAGGAAGAGTATAAGAAATGGAAGGAGTTTAGGACATCAGTGTGCCACTTGAATGAACATAGAACACATAAGGTATCAGGTTCCTTGGGTGTATATGATGCCTATAAGTATATAAGGAAAAACAAGTGGTTTGACATAGGCAGGCCATTGACTGAGCATGAGTTTTACAGCATTATAAGAAGAGTCAACAACTATCTGGCTGAAGAGCTGCTTAAAGGACATGATATTAGTCTTCCTCATAGGATGGGAAGACTGGAGCTGAGAAAATATGATGCCAAAATCTACCTTAAAGATAATAAGGTTGTCACCAACTTGCCAATAGATTGGGATAAGACATTAAGGTTATGGTATGAAGACAAGGAATCTTATGATAATAGGACTTTAGTTAGAATGGAGGAGAAAGAGGTATTTAAAATCCATTATAATAGAAGTAAGGCAGACTATAATAACCAAACCTTTTATGAGTTCAATCCCAATAGAGAATTAAGGAAAGAATTGAAGAAGAGGATAAAAGATGGCAAGATTGATGCCTTCAAGTGTTAAACTAAAGGATTGTAGAAATTTAATTGAGACGGATAAATGATTAATAATATTCAATATACTAACATCAGACAGATACTGGATAGACTGAAAAGACATCCTCTATTGCAGAACCTTACACTTGAACAAGTGGTATCCCACCTAGTTACATTTATTGGGATATTTGGAATGCCAGAGTTATATTTAAATAAGGAGAGTGTACTGCATATAGAAGAGTTTAGGGCCATATTGCCCTGTGACCTTGTATCCATAAATCAGGTGAAGGAGTGTAAGACTGGGATATGTTTAAGGAGCATGACAGATAATTTCATGCCTAGAGAACATCGTGATAAGTATGAAGGACATAAAAGACCACAAGAGTTTGCCTTTAAGACACAAGGCAGAGTAATATATACTTCCTTCAAGTCAGGAGATATAATAGTCTCATATAAGTCTGTTCCAATAGATGAGGATGGGTTTCCATTGCTCATAGACAATCCTGTGTTTATGAGAACACTTGAGCTATATATTAAGATGGAAGAGTTCACTACTTTGTTTGATATGGGAAAGATTTCTCCTGCTGTATTACAGAACACCCAACAACAATATGCTTGGTCAGCAGGACAATTACAGAGTGAATTTACTATACCATCACAATCTGAAATGGAATCAATAAGCAGAATGTGGAATACTCTTATTCAAAGGACAAGTGAGTTTGATAATGGATTCTCTTCTCTTGGCAATAAAGAGCATATAAAATTGCAATAGTATGATAAAGAAATCTACATGGCAGATAAAAGGTATGCAGAGGGACTTGTCTGTAAGCAAATTCTCTTCTGAGTATGCTTATGAGAACAAGAATATAAGGATAATGTCTACTGATGATAATACCCTGCTCAGCATAGTAAATGAGAAGGGCACTAAAGAGGTATCAAACATAGAAGGTATAGACTCTATAAAGGGATTGCCTATAGGACAAGCTACAATTAATGGTT